AAACTTTTGAAGAAATTTCAGATAAAGTAGGTGAAAAGTATTCAAGACAAACTTGGGTAGGTGAAAAGTGTAGAGAATATCGATACCTTTCAGCCCTTGAAGCATACATTTGCATGAAAGATGCAAATGTTGAAGGCATAATCGCTTACATGAAAGGTGAGATAACTGATTTAGAACTATAGTTAAAATAGTGTTAAAAACTTGCACAAATCATTAACAATTTATAATTTTGAACCATGAAAAAAACACTATCATTATTATTATTACTATTCACAATTAGTGTGTTTAGTCAAAGCAAGGTCAGGGTAAATGACAAAGAACACTTCAATGCTTACTTGATTGTTGACCCTTATGCATCTTACAAAGAAAAAGGTTTGAACATCGGTGCTGGAGTTGAATACGTTGGATTTATCTACGTTGGTGCTTCAACCACAACATTCCCAGTATTAAAAGATGGGTACACTGAACTCATTGGTAGCATTGGACTACCATTAACTTATGGTTATGACAGCGGCTTTATAGCTTATGTCGGCATTCGAGGTGGTGTTATAAAGAGGGCTGTAATACACCCTACTTTTGGGCTTGAAGGTGGGTTTAACATAGACCTAGACAGCGATGATGAAAAAGGGTTATACTTAGGACTTAAAGCAACTTATATTTACAGGAGTGACTTTGAGTTTTATGATTACCCTAATGGGTATCGACCTAGTGGATTTATAGTAATTGGTTTTAAAATATAAACATAATGAACACAAATTTAGGTCTTATCCCACTTTCAAACTTTGCAATCTTAGATAAGAAACAAGGTTTGTATCGCTCGGCACAACCGATTTATGGTTATCAATTTGCTTGGTTAAAAGAGCATCTTGGTATCAAGACAATTATTAATTTACGTGAGGAAGCGAACATTGATGAAAGACATTCAGTAGAACATGGTATTAATGTAATGACTATTGCAGTGAGAGACCACAACCCACCAACAATGGAACAAGCTGAAACTTTCATGAATATTATTAAAGAACCAGCCAATTACCCTTTATTATTTCATTGTCAACATGGTCACGGTAGAACATCTACATTCTGTGTATTAGCTAGGATAGCAAGAGGATGGACAATGGAAGAGGCTCTGGAAGAAGAGTTAAAAACTTATCAGTATCACTTCAAATATCAATCACAGATACAATTTTTAGAGTATCTTAAAATAACTTTGGATTATGGAAAACAGTAGAAAAATTGAGATTATTGATTTAATCATTGACAAATTATCTCGTTCGAGGTTTAAAAATGCAAACGTTAGTGACCGATTCTCTGGAATATGTGCAGTTTTAATATCTCTTGATTTATATTGGGAAGAGGATAGAGATTTTGATTTTTTCCTAAAAGAAAACCGACCACAACCAGATAACAAATGGAAAGACCATTTCATTGAAGGTCATTCAACTACAGCATGGTGGTTTCCACATTCTAATGTTGATGAACGTGTAAAATTCTTACAAGCGTTGAAGGAATCACTATCACCAAAAACCTTACAAGCCGTTGGCTTCGCTGGTAATCCTTTTCCAACTGGTGAGGTTAAACAACCAACCCCAACCAACCCAGATGATTACGGTAAAACACTCACCGATGAGAATGGTCGCTCATATTTACAGACCAAAGAAGGACGAATTTATTAATTACAAACATATTTATCAATTTTTAATTTTAATTATTATGAACGCAGAAATTACAACACCTTATGACCACAACTCTAACAACCGTTTTGAAGCGGTCGGAATCGCAAATCCAGAAGAGTTAGGGGAAAGAAATGAAAAGTTTGTTTCAGAGTTAAATGACAGCAAGTCAACTGTTAGAGAGGGTCAATTCACTTTCTCAGAAATCGTAGAACATGCTGAAAAGACTTTCAACAAAAGAGAGTTAGCTGTAGTGTTTACTGACATAATGTTACAAACATCTAACACTCAACAACCTAGTATGGAAGACTTTTTAAGAGGTTTAGCCGCTGAAAGGTAAAACATCACCCTTATTGGATATTTTGGAGGTTCGATTCCTCCAAAGGGTCTAAATCTTATATAAACATGACACAATTTCAAGACGAACACAGTACAGCTATTGAAGCTAAAGGATTAGTACCACAGAAAATTAGTACAAACTATTTAATTGTGGGTAAACACAGGTTGAAGTATTTAACTCAAGCTGCTAGAGATAGAGATTATGCTCGGCAGTTGAAAAACACGTAACATGGAAACAAAAGTATATTACAGAGTTAGACCAGAACATTTTGGTTATGCTCCAGAAGATTTTGAAAATTTTACAGATGCTTTAAATAAAGCAAATGAAAGAAACGCACTACGTCCAGCAGATTGTGGTCACCCTGTGAATACAGTCTACAAAGGAGATAATTGTAAGTTACAAAAAGTGACAATAACAATTGAAGAGTTAACTGTTTAAACCTCACTATCATGGGAATTATTATGATTGTTTTGATTCAAGGTTCAGTATTTATAATACTACATAAAATAACGTCTAACAAATAAAAACTAACATTATGATATTAAAGAAACTAGATGTCAGTAGAGCAGTGTGTGACCACTTACTGTCTGAAAATCACAAAGAAAGTCACAGAATGACTGTCGGTATAATCGTTGTATTCGCTGGTGTAGCAATATCAAAGATTCACACTCCTTTCACTATAGTCCACTTAATGTTGGATGCAGGTGGTTATTTTATTCACGCTATCGGTAGTATCCCGTTCATTGAGCATATCTCAAATACACTCAAAGAGAAAAAGGAAGAAGTTAATAATGAATCAAAACAATCATGAGAAATATTAAAATCAAAAACCTCGATGCTCCAGTGCCTTTGAAAATTAGGTTGAAAGTTTATGAGGAAGCTATTAAATTCATTCAAGAGAACCCTACTAAGTCTGTTGAGAGAGAAAATAAAGGTACAGGGTTGTGTTTATTATTACCGTGCTTATTATGGGGATTAAAAAGATATTCATATGATACTCCTTCTGGAGAGATATGGTGGTATAGGGATGTAATAATAGCATTCCCAGAAGTTAAACAATGGGTTAAAGAGAGTGGTAAGACTGGAATATTATACTCCAAAAAAGACCCAGATAGAATAAAAGTATTACAAGAAGCCATAAGAACTGTTAAAACCCTCATCGAAAATGAAGAATATAACGTTTAGTCAATGGTCTAAATGGTTCATATTATCTTGTATAATATCAATCATTTTATTCTTGATTTGTACATCAATACATGTCAATGAGTTTGTAATTTCATTATTCTTCATATCAGTAGTTAATTTAGTAATTTGTACCTACGAAGGTCTTTAAAACAATCACTATCATGACAAATTTACAACGAGTACAATTATTACTCAAACACATTTCAGCATCTGTTATGGGTAAAACAATAAAACTCACAGCAAAACCAGACCAAATCAGTCAATTTTTTACAATGATTGATGAAGATTTTGAACCACGAGTTTACATTCAAGCCATCTATGAATCACCATGTCAAAAAACTGGTGAAGTGAGTGAATGGAAAGGACGTAAACATTATCTATCTGACTACATGACCGATGATGAAGTAGTTAAAACAGCTTATGTAGCTGTTAAAATGGCTGTAGAACATGAAGTCATGGAAGGGTTTAAGTTTGATGGGAAGACGGTTTTCAATCCTCATGTAAATTATGAAGACTTATTGAGTGTATCTGACAAAGAGGTAACTAGAAAACCACATTTTAAATCATGACAAAGAAACAAAAACAAAAGTGGCTTGATGAAGCCAAAAAAAGAGGATTTATTTCAGGTACTTATTTTATAAGTGCTAACGGTGTAAGCGACTGCTTATGTTTAGGTGAATTATTAGTTAAGTACACTGATGATAAAAGTAGTGAAGAATATCCTTTCAATGGTGATATAGTATCAACATCTGGATATGGTTTAATTTATGATGCTGAAACAGAAACTTGGGGAGCATTAGTAAATGAAAAATTAATCGGTAGTGGAATCACTGGAATTAACGCTAGGAGAGTTAAATCATAAATAAATGTTAATTTATTTGGATATGTTATTGAAAGACAATAACTTTGTATAATATTTAAAAAGAAACAAATGAAAAATCAAGTAATTAAAGTGCTTAACAAAAAGCATGGTGAAGAAGTAATACAATATTGGAAAGGTTTAGGTTTTGATACTCGTAGTCTTACAGGACAATGTACAGAGGAAGATGGTAATTATAGTATTTATTATGGTATTATAAATGGTGATTTTAATAACTACAATCTTAATGAAGTTAAAAATGCAAATGCTGAAATCATTACCACTAACACAATCCAATACCCTAAAGTAATGGAAGTTAGTAATAATAATGGTATTTCTTGGTGTAAGAGAGTTGTCTTTATGGAGAAAAACGGTGAATTTATTGCTTGGAGTGCTGCTGAAACCCTAGAAGGGGCTGAGAAAAAAACCGAAACAGCATCATGGAGGCAAGCCCGTGAAATCGAAGTACCTGTTGAACCACAAATCGTTGAACTAACCATTCAAGACATCTCTGATGGTAAGGGCGTGGGTGTCAATCCAGAATTGATTAGGATTAAAAAGTAAAACACAAACCATGCAAACTATAGATGTAATAGGGGTGTCGATATTATTCATCTCCATCCTAGTCATAATAAAAATTCTAAAAAGATTAGAATTTCTTTAATCATTAAAATCAAATAAAATGTTAGTAAAATTAAACAAAAATGTAGTTCCTGTAGAAGGAGAAGGTAAAAAAGTTAGTGAAACTCTTAACATCACTGATGAGCAGTTACAATCATATCAAAAAGATTTTGATGATTTAACACTTGATATTGTAAAATCGATGTCTGGTGATGCTTCTTCAACATTAAAAGATTCAGGTGAAATCTTAGAGAGGTTAAACGAAATGACCCCAGAAGCCTTATTATATGGTGCTTTTTCAGCATTGATGTACATATGTGAGCAAAATGTAAATCCAATGTCTCAGCTTTTGAATATGATGCAAACAGAAGAGCCAGAGGATAATGTCCCAGTTATTCAACTGAATCCAGACTTTAAACCAGCAGCATAATGAAGACAAGAATATTTGGACTAACCCTTGACCTCGGATTCGAGGTCTTGGATGGTTTAATACCGTTAGAATGTGAAACATTCAATTTCAGCGGTGGTGAACCACATATAAAGATTACACCACCTGATACAACAGTGACAGTTAATGATGTTGTTGTGATTAGTTCTAGGTATAAGTCTTTTCAAGATTTAGGTTTAATCGCCCTAGCAGTTGATGCTGTTAGAAGGTTAAATTTTACCAAGGTTTGTTTAGTTCTACCATATCTACCTGCTGCAAGGCAAGATAGAGTTATGGTAGAAGGTGAATCACTATCACTTCGAGTTGTAACCGACTTCATTAATAGTTTAAAACTACATGATGTTGTTATTTGGGATGCTCACTCTGATGTAGCACCAGCCCTGTTAGATAATGTCTCTAACATTCAAAACTACTCCTTTGTACGTAGAGTGTTGAGTGACATTCAATCTAAGACGAGACCAGATAACACACCTTTAATCATCTCACCTGATGCTGGGTCTAATAAAAAAGCCTATCAATTATGTGAGTATCTAAACATTGATACGGATAAATACCTTGTCAAATGCGATAAACACCGTAATGTTAAAGATGGTAAGATTGATTCTATCGAAGTTTACGCTGATGACTTAAAAGGTCAGGATTGTCTTATTGTTGATGACATTTGCGATGGTGGTTATACATTTATATTGGCTGCTAAAGCATTGAAAGCTAAAGGTGCTGGGAAGTTGTATTTAGCTGTTACCCACGGAATATTTTCTAAAGGGTTTGATGAATTGAATAAACACTTTGATGTGATTTATACTACAAACTCTTTCGATGGTGAAAGAGATGCAAGGGTTGTGGAATTAGAATTTATGTAAATATGTACAATATAGCAATTAACACAAGTAATCACGAATGGAGCAAACAAAATTTAGTTACTCTAACCAGTAGAAGGGGTGGTTATGACCAAGTAGCTTGTATTCATTGTAAAATGAAAGGTAAAAGGTTTGGGTTTGAAACTGTGGAAGTATCTGAGACTTATTCAAAACAAAATGTTATGAATTGTCCTAAAGCACCTAAAAAAGAAATACCTAGAAAAGTCAGAGTCACTCGTTGTACTGCTAATGGTGAAGTATTTTCAAACTTAAAACCTAATTCAGAACACGATGTTATAGAGCCTCCTATAGGTTATAAAAATGACCAAACTGGAGTTTGGGTTATGGGAGTTGGTGAACCAGTTAAACTATTAACTGGAGAATTTACAGAAATTTAAAAACACAAAACAATGAGTTCAAAATCAGGAATATACAAGTTTTTCTTCCCAGAAGGTAAAAAATTACCTTTCCCAAAGTTACGCTGGACGATTATGATTATCATCCAAGAGCTAAAGATGTGCAAGTATAAAGCAGTGTTTAAATACTTTGTTAACCCGTCTTACAAGAGAGATATTAACTTTCTGAGGGATATACTTTCAAAAGGAATTTTAACGTCAGAAAAGACCTCTATGAGACTTGGAGACATTAACTTTTCACATGAAATCAATTACCCAGAGTGGGTTCAAAAATTAGTTAGGGATTTAAAACAATCACCTAATAATTATCAAAGAATTAAAGTGTTTTATACAGAAGAAAAAGGCTGGATTGTTATCGATGGTAATCATAGATTGAAAGCATTAAAAACAGTATCGAATCCTGATAAAATTATCAACGTTTTAAAATTAACATACAAATAAATTTAATTATGATTACAACATTTATAATAGTAGTATTACTATTAATACTAGCTTGTTATGCCGTAGTAAGGCATTTAGATAAACAAGAAGAAGATGAAGTGAGTTCACAAAGAGATGAGCCATTTTACGAAAGAGAGGTACTTACAGCACCAACTCCAAGAGTAGGTCAATTTCCAGTTAAGAATAAACCTAGGTGGAGGGATGACACGACTAAAAAGAATTATATAAGTGAATCTAATCCAAATCAAGTAACGGATTTAATGATGATTGCAGCGTTAGCTAATGATTCTGTATTTGACCGAAGTCATACAGTAGATGTTCCAGACAGCCCAACCACAGGATTTGAAGGTGGTTTTGGTGGCGGTGGATTCTCTGGCGGTGGTGGAGGTGGTAGTTGGGGGAGTGATTCTTCCAGTTCATCATCAAGTTGTGATAGTGGGTCTAGTGATTCATCATCAAGTTCAGATTAAAGCACAAACGAAAAGTTCAGTTGATAGGGAACAATTTTTAAACAATTAAATTAAGATAAATGAGACTAGGAAATTATCACGTTAAATTCCAACACAATATGGAATTAGGTCATACTTATGTACAAATCATTGGGGATGACCATCCTTTACCGAAGGCTGAATCATTTGCTGTGAAGCATCCAAATGATACTTTTAACAAGAAGATTGGTAGGAAGACCGCTTTGAAGAGGGCTTTGGAGAAGACAGAAACATTTGACACAGGTAGAGAACATTTTACAGGAAAAGAGTGGATTCCAGTAATGGGTACACGACCACTCTTCACCAAAGAAGAAAGAGCTGCAATCTGGAAAGATTACCGTGAAAAGTTTGAAGCTCCAGAACCAGTGTATCATGTATGTACAGGTGCTGTGAATGAGTTGTTGGAAGCCAAGGATGCAGAGATTGCACACTTGAAAAGTCAACTCTTACTTTTGACATTAAAACATATCGCATTATTAACAAATAAATTTAAAGCGTAACATGAAAATATTCAAAAACATTCTCTTATTAACACTACATATAGTGTTATCATTTCTAGGTGGGTTGTTATCAACACATGTCATCATTTCGGTTGGTAATCTATATGATGTCGTATTCATCGAGTCATTGACATTCCTTCAAGTATATGGTATTCACTTTTTAATATCTTTCATTTTAGCATTACCACTTATGGGACTTATGAAGGACGAAGATAAAGAGTTAAAAGGTTGGAAACGTCCATATACATTACTACTAGCTAAAGTGCTATTTACACTATTAATTTGGGGTTATGCATACTTAGCATATCAGGTAATTACAAATTGGTAAACACTAATAATTAAATAATAAGAACATGAGTCAATTTTTCAGGGATGCTAATGCATTCGCAAAACAAAGTACAGCGGTACTATCAGTATTCACAAAAACCTTAGCTAAACTAGATAAGTTAAATGTTAAAATGCTGTCAACCAAAGATAAAATCAATGCTGAAATTCAATCCAGACAGGATGAAATAGCAATAATTGATAACACTTTGGCTTTAAACAAGAAAGTAGTTAACAATATTTCAAAAATAGTTAGCTAAAAACTTGCACAGGTCAAAAACTATTATTAACTTTGCCCTTATAAATTAATCAAGGACATGTTAGAAGAATTATACAGAGAGGCACTTGGTTGTAAAACAACAGCCAAGTTTTCCTCTATAAACAGTAAATCAGTTTTATATAAAGGTTTTAAGATGTCTCTAAACTTGGAGACATTTGAATACAATTTATTAGACATTCGTAAAACAGATTTTTATTCAAGTGTTAATGATAGTGATTTTGCTCTTATAGTAGAGCATGGTTTTATTAAGGGTTGTGATTTAATAATGAAACAGAGGGATGAAGAAAGAATTAAATCCTACACTAGGAGACTTGAAAAGCTATACACACTCAAAGCAGAGTACAAAAAAGATGTAATTAAAAACAAAAAAAGACTTGGTATTTGTGAGGCTAATATCTCTGAAACAATAGATTTGTTATTCTTCTATAAAGCTAGGTTAATTCAAAACAAAGAGAAGTATGAATAGAAGTCAAGTAGAACCCACTTACATCTACATGGGGTTCATAGGTGAACAAAGAGTAGCAAGAATACCATTGTATGATGTTGGTGAGATTATTAAAAGAACCAAGCAAGGTTGGGTGGTATCAACAAGAGAAGCGTGGGAACGTTTCCAGAATGGTTCTAAAAGAATATTTATTAGGACAGAATATCCAACAGGAAGTGGAAAGTTTATTTTCAGTCATGTTGTGTATCCACCAAGTGTTTTTAGAAAGAGTAAAACAAAAATTAAATAATTTTTTATGAGTAGAAGTAAGCCGACCTCTGGGGGGTCAAACAGTCCAGTAAAGTATCGTTTTTCGTTCAGTGGTAAAACTGGTGAAGTGAAGTATTACGATAAAGACACTAAAGAAGATGTCTTTTTATCAGATTTAGAATTTGTAATTCTTGACAGACGTAGTTCTATCACTGGGTTCTCAGATTCAGAGAATACATCAATCTATTCTAACTTAGTTAGAAACTTGAAGACTGATGAACTTACAGTAAGAGCTGGTAAGAAAACCTTTGCACAAGGTACTTATGATGTCATCAAACCAAAAATGAGTGACTTCGATGGTAAATTCACAACAAACATTTTATTACTTGCTAAAATCGAGAATAAATGGGAGATGGGTAATTTACAATTGACTGGTTCATCATTAAGTGCTTGGATGAATTTCGAGCAAGGTAAAAATGAAGATGGGTCATCTGTAGATGGTGGTAAACCAGATTTAGATGGTAGCATCATCACTGTTACAAAAGGTGCTAACAAGAAAAAAGGTGCAGTTAAATACGTAATTCCAGCTTTCTCAGTAGAGCCAATTACAAAAGAACTTGATGCATTAGCAATGGAACAGGACGTTATCCTACAAGATTATTTTGATGGTGTAGAGAACGCTGAACCAAAAGAACCGACAGCCGCTGCTCCAGCTAAAAAAGCTGGTAAGAAAGCTGAACCAGAAGAAGAGGAAGAAGGAGACGACCTCCCATTCTAATTAAACTAAAATCAGATGGTTAAAGTAAATTTAGTTTTCAAGAATGCTTCTCTACAGAAGTTAAGTAAAGAGGCTAAACTTTTATACATCTATCTAATTACAAACCCCGAAATAGACATATTAGGGGTTTGTTCTTTAAATGTAGAGGTTTCTGCATTATTACTAGACATCACCATTCAAGAATTAAGAGCTGCTACAACAGAGCTTATCAAAAATAAATTAATCATGGTTTTCAGTGATGGAACTGCGTTAGTTTATTTTCTTGTGTTAGGACATTATGACACTCAACCGAAAGGAACTCAAACATTAAAGAAAGCTACAGATACAATTAAGATTTTACCAGAAGTTGTAAGGGATTACATCGAGGATAATTTTGATTTAGAAGCTAAGAGTACAGTGTTTGTTGAACCAACGGTTCAAGAGATTGAAGATTTTGCTACATCGGTTGGATTTTCTGTAGATGGTCAAACTATCTTAGATTATTACAGGGGTCGAGCAGAATTTTACCGTAAGAAAGTAGGCTGGTGGGATGGTAAAGGTAAACAAGTAATAGACTGGAAAAGAAAAGTTAGGAACGTCTGGTGTAAAGATTCAAATAAATTGAAAGAGAACCCAGATGCACCCGAAGGATTGAAGTACTTCCATGTGATGATTGCTGGGAAGCAAGTTTATCCAGATTATTGGAAGGAAGGTAAGCCTTATTCAAGGAGTGGTATCATAGAAACAACAGAACTACAAGAAGCGTATGAAAGAAAAAAAATTAGTTAATGATTACGTATCATTCGGTCTAAATCCAATACCGTTAGATGGTAAGATTCCATTAATAAAAGGATGGGAGAAAGAGAGGACTAAAGATGAACTAACTAAGAACTCATACAGGGATATTGGAGTTTGTACTGGAATTGTTTCGGAGGGTTTAGAAGCTATCGATTTCGATTTGAAATACGCTGATGAACCACAGAAGTTATTAAACGAGTGGAAGAAGAAAGTAGGTAGTGAAATACTGAAAAAGTTAGTGGTACAGAAGACCGTGAATAACGGTTACCACTTCATCTACAGATGTCAGCAGATTGAAGGGAATAAAATTTTAGCCAAGAATTTAAAAGACGAGGTTTTAATTGAAACTAGGGGTGAGGGAGGATTTATTAAAGTTTTCCCATCAGAAGGTTATGAGATGGTTCAAGGGTCATTTGATTCTATACCAATTATAACACCATCGGAAAGGAATAAAATGTTTGTTTCGGCTTACATGTTAGACCAGAAGATGAAAGCATCTGCTAAGATTAAACGAACCTCTGAAAAGTTTGGTAAATTCCCTAAATATGACTCTGACCCAGAAATAGGTTTAGCATTACTGGAGAAACATGGTTGGAAAATCATGAAAGAGACAGCAGACTGGATTGAACTACAGAGACCTGATAAAGATGATGGTCTATCTGGTGGTTATAATTTAGAAGGGAATTTCTTATTCGTGCATTCAACATCAACATGCTTTAGACAACAACATCCTTATAACAATTATGCAATATTTGCAGAGCTTGAATGCGCTGGAGACTATTCAGAAGCATATAAGAAATTAAATGAGATGGGTTTTGGTGATGGTAAATACGCATCAAAATCAGGTAGGTCAGCAAAGTCAATTCAAATTGCTGCTAAAGCACAAGAGGAGTTAGAGAATAGTATTGAGGATTTGACATTCGTATCAACTCGTGAGGAAGAGGTTGAATTTTTAAGGCGTTCTGTTGAAAACAAAATTCCTGTAGGTTTAACAACTGGTTGGAAAGATTTAGATGAATATTTTAGGTTTAAACAAAACTCATTTAACATGGGTATTGGTTATGATGGTGTAGGTAAATCTGTATTAATGTTATCATTGGCTGCGGCTTCAAACTTACTACATGACTGGAAGTGGGGGATGGTTTTACCAGAGAACAGAACAGCCATGAGTAGGAGGAGATTAATTGAGTGTATGTCTGGGAAGACTATAGACCAATTTCAAAATGCACCAAAAGAATATAACAAGTATTTAGATAAAGCTATGAATGATTTTCATATTGTAGCTAATCGTCACCATTATAGTTTGAAAGATGCCATTGAAATGGGTAAGAAGTTGTATGAACACTACGGTATTAATGCATTACTAATCGACCCATGGAACTTCTTTAAATCTGGTGGTAAAGACACCTACAGCTGGAATAATGAAATCTTATCAGAGTTAAGGGTCTTCGCTGAACAGTATTGTTCTGTCTATGTGATGGCACACCCGTCATCCGAGAGTCCTAGAAAGAATGTTGATGAAAGTGGCTACTTGAAAGCACCAAGGTCTTATGACATTCAAGGGGGTGCGGATTTCCCGTATCGAGTTGATGATTTCTTCGTGTTTCACCGTATTCTTAATCATCCTAGTAAGGAAGTACAAAGAACTATGCAGTTTATTGTACACAAGGTTAAGGAGGTAGAGACAGGTGGTAAGAGACACACACTTGGTGAATATACTGCATTACGCTGGATGGAGAAAGATGGATTCCTAGGATATTGGGATGAACACAATAACAATCCAATGTATAGTAGTTTAAATAAAGGTTTAAAAAGTAACGGTTTGGTGACTGATGCAACTGATTATGAGTTCATTAAGAAAAATCCATCCTCAATATTTTAATATGAAAAGACAAGACATAAAAGTTCTAGGGATTGATTTCGATGGAACTATCGTTGAAGAGAATTACCCTAAAATAGGTGAGCTTCGAGAGGATGCCAAATACTACATCAACGAGTTGTATGATGAAGGATTCAAGATTATAATCAACACATGCCGTTCTGGACAATTTGCAGCTGATGCTAGAGACTTTCTCATTAAGAATGGTATAAAGTATCACGCATTCAATGAAAACCTCCCAGAACTCGTTAAAATGTATAATGCAGATTGCAGGAAAATATCTGCTGATTTGTACATTGATGACAGGAATTTAGGTGGGTTGCCAGATACTTGGGAAGAAATTTATAATTTAATAATTAAAAAGTTTGATAAATGAAATTAAGGGAAAATATATTTGTTAAGAGTAAACCAGAAGTTACTCAAAGATTGAAAGAAATTTTTAGTAGTTCTGAATATGGAACTGGAGGTTTTAATTTTAACGACTACGAGGACACAATGGCGTACGGAATATATAATGGGATGGTTCATGCTTGTTGGGATGGACACACTTTTAAAGATATAGTTCTAACAGACAATCCAGAAGATTTGATTGAGAAAGACCAGCCTGAAATAATAGGACATGATTCACCAGCTCCAGCTATGCGCCAGTTTGAATCAGGTGCTACTCGCAATCTTGATGAAAATAAGCTAGACTTTGAAGGATTTTTATCACCATTAGTGTTGGAAAGATTTGCAGAGTACATGCACACTCACAGATTACAAGCTGACGGTAAGTTACGTGATAGTGACAACTGGCAGCGTGGAATCCCCGTTGATGCTTACATGAAGTCGATGTGGAGACACTTTTTTGACGTTTGGAAAGGTCATAGGGGACTTGAAACACCAGAGGATAAAATTACAAATCTTTGTGCATTGATGTTCAATGTTCAAGGGATGTTGCATGAATTAATTAAAGTAGATGAAAAAAGAAAACTGGAAGAAAACAATTCACAGTGATGATTATGAAGTAAGTGATTTAGGTAGAGTTAGAAGTTTTAGAGTTGATAAAATTAACGGTAGGATATTAAGAACAAGAATAAATGAAAATGGTTATGTATTAGTCGAATTATACATAACAGGTCATAAGAGGATAACTAAGAAAGTTCATCAACTTGTAGCAGAATCATTTCTTAATCATATAGTTGGTAAAAGTAATGTAGTCAATCATAAAGATTTTAACAGGCAAAATAACAGATTAATCAATTTAGAATTAACAACTCAAAGAGAAAATACTAATCGAAAACATCTTAAAAGTTCATCTCAATATGTTGGAGTTACTTGGGACAAAGGTGGTAAAAAATGGAGAGCTGCTATAAGAATAAACAATAAAACACTACATTTAGGAAGTTTTATAAATGAATTAGATGCAAGTGTAGCATATCAAAATAAATTAACAGAATTAAATAAAAAATAATGGAACAACCAAAAGAAATCGCATTCGGAGACGATGCAAGAAAAGGATTAAAGAATGGTGTTGACTTATTAGCCAACGCTGTAAAAGTAACACTTGGAAGTAAGGGACGTTTCGTAGTATTCAATGGTAAAGATGATAAGGCACATGCAACCAAGGATGGTGTAACAATTGCAAAACAAGTTACATCACTAGACCCTATTGAAACATTAGGGATAAAAATGATTCGTGAAGCAGCCGAGGAAGCCGCCAGAGAATCTGAGGATGGTACGACTACAGCAACGGTTTTAACACAAGCTATTGTAGCTGAGGGTTATAAATTGATTACAGCTGGTGCTAATCCAATTGATGTTAAACGTGGTATTGATAAAGCAGTCATAGAGGTTGTTAGGTTTTTAAAGTCAATGTCGAAAGAAATTGATTTGAATGATTCAGATGTTCTAAAAATTGCAACATTATCAGCCAACGGTGAGAAAGAAATCGGTCAATTAGTTTACGATGCATTCTTGAAAGTTGGTGAGAAAGGAATTGTTACAGCTGAATATTCAGAGGATGCAAGTACTTATATTGATGTTGTAGAAGGTATTAAAATTGAAAGGGGTTTTGCTAATCCTTATTTCATCACCAATCCAGCAACAAAAGAAGCAATTTTAGAAGAGCCTAGAATTTTACTTTATGATGATAAAATTACATCATTTAAGGAATTAATCCCTATTTTAGGTCAAGTTGGTGAGGCTGGTTTATCTGTATTGGTTATGGCTAATGATTTTGACCCAGAAGTTGTAGCTACAGTTGCAACAAATAAATTACAAGGTCGTCTTAAAATCTCAATGATTAAAACACCGAACTTTGGTGAGTTGAATAGGGAGATTCTTGATGATGTGGCTAAAGCTACAGGTAGTAAGGTCATATCTAAAAAAGGTGGTGATTCATTAGAAACCATGACACTAGAGGATTTAGGTGAAGCCACTAAGGTGATTTCAAACTACACTGAAACAGTAATCATCGGTGGTAAAAATGACCCAGCTGAACTAAAAGAATACATTGACTTCTTGAACGCTATTGAAGGAGACCCTTATTCTAAGGAGAGAGTTGCACGATTGATGGGTGGAATTGCTGTAATTTACGTTGGTGCTATGACCGATGTGGAGATGAAAGAGAAGAAAGACCGTGTTGATGATGCTATTGGAGCAATTAAATCAGCTGTATCAGAAGGAATTTTAGTTGGTGGTGGTTCTACGTTAGTTAGGGCAGCTCAGGCTATTACAGTGCCTAATATAGCTAATTATGATGAAGAGCTTGGTGTAGGTCTTGTTAAGAGAGCTATTCAAGTTCCATTGAAGACTATTGTTAGCAATGCTGGACAATCTGGTGAAGTTGCTTTGTATTTAGTTACTGGTAATCCACTTTACAGTATGGGTTACGATGTTCGTACAGGTGGACTTGTTGATATGTTTGATACAGGTGTATTAGACCCTACAAAAGTTACTAGAATTGCATTGGAGACAGCGGCTTCGGTAGCTGGTGTTATATTGACAACAGATTGTGTATTAGGTAATTATTAAAAATGGAGTCAAAGTTAATAGAAGACAAAGGAGTTTGGTTTTACGATATTGAAACCTTAAAAAATTGTTTCACTTATACAGGTATTAACAGGGATACAAAAGAAGTGGTTACATTCGTGGTTTGTAACAACGTTAACCAATTGGAAGAGTTTTACGAGCATCTAAGTAAATGTAAAGGTCAGATTGGATTTAACAACCTTAACTTTGACTACCCTGTTATCCACAGTATAATTGAAGAGAGACGAGATTTGATTAAACAGACAACAGATGAAGTTACAGCTTTCATTTATGATTTAGCTCAGGAAACAATTAAAACAGCGTTCCCAGCAATTCATGATAACGATGTGATAATTCCTCAGTTGGATTTATTTAAAATCTGGCATTTTGATAACAAGGCAAGGATGACAAGTTTGAAGAAACTTGAAATAGCTATGAACTTTCCAAACGTTCAGGATATGCCTTATAAACATTATGAAGAGATTAAATCTGTTGACCAGATAAAAGAAATCCTCGATTATAACATTAATGATGTTGAGGCTACAGCAGTTTTCTATGAAAAAACTATTGAGAAATTAGACTTACGTAGAGGTTTACTTGAAAAGTATGGACTGAAATGTATGAATTATTCTGATAGTAAGATTGGTGAACAGCTGATGTTGAAGTTATACTGTAAACACACTAATAGTTCTGAACGTATTGTAAAAAATATGAGGACTAAGAGGAATAGCTTTAAATTTGCAGAATGTATCCCAGATTATGTCAAGTTTGAGACACCAGAATTTAATGGTTTACTTGACTACTTGAAAGGGATTAATGTAAGTACTTTAAAGGAATCTTTCAAATATAGTTTTGAGTATCGAGGATTCACTTTTGATTTAGGTACTGGTGGAATCCACGGATGTATCAAAGAGGGCGTTTATAATGCTACAGAGGACGAATGTATTACTGATGCTGACGTTTCCTCTTTATATCCAAGTTTAGCTGTTACGTTGAATTTATACCCAGAACATTTAGGGGATTCATTCGCATCAATTTATGAAAACGGTATTGTTAAACCAAGGTTAGAAGCCAAAAAGAATGGTGATAAAGTTATGGCAGATGGATTCAAATTATCTGCCAATAGTGTTTACGGTAAATCGAATAGTGAGTACAGTTTCTTGTACGACCCATTATATACGATTAAGACTACACTTTCAGGGCAACTTGTATTGTGTATGTTATCTGAAATGTTGATGACAAGAGTTCCAAATCTAAAAATGCTACAGATTAATACAGACGGTTTAACCGTTCAAATGCCTGTAGAACATAAAAGATTATACTGGGAAATTTGTAAAGAGTGGGAGGCAATTACACGATTAGGATTAGAATATGTAGCGTATGATAAAATGATTATACGAGATGTTAACAATTACATCGCTGTAGATAAGAAAGGGAAAGTCAAATACAAAGGGACATTCAAACCCAATGCTGAAATGATTAAAGATGGTGAATACCAGAAATCATTCTCACAAGGGATTGTAGCCATAGCAATATCTGATTTCTTCCTGAAAAAAATCCCAGTTGAAGAGACAATTAAGAAACACACTAATATTTATGACTTCTGTAAAACATTCAATGCATCCCATGGATGGATTTGTGAGACAGTTGATTACAAAAATAATGGTGATGAGTTTAACAGGCAAGAAGAACAAAAAACAAACAGGTATTACATCTCTACAGATGGTAAGACTTTCATTAAAACGAAAGATGAAAAGAAGATAGAGATTGAATCTGGAAAACTGGTAACACTACTCAATAAATATGAAGAAATGGATATTCGTAAACGTAGAATCGATTATGATTATTACATTAATGAATGTTACAAGATTATTCATAGAATTGATGGAACAACAGAAAGGATTGAACATTTAGCTAAACTTCAAAGAGAAGAGGCTAAACGAGACAAAGAGAGGGAGGATTACTTCGCTTATTGTTTAAACAAAGTCCCTACTGAAAAACAGTTTGAGAAATACGGTAAAGAATGGCTTGTTGAAGAATATGGTAAACCACCAATAATTAAACCTAGTAGAAAATGATATTAGATAAGAAAGAAGGCGAGTTAAGATTTAATTGTGATAGAGATGGACTATATGTCCAAAATCCAATTGCATCTCATTTTGTATTGGTTGAAAAGTATGGTTATGAATCATGCTATGTATCAGATTCTAGGGTTAGGGTTTCTAAGGAAAGGCTTAAAACTGATTTTGAAGCAGTTAGTAATTATCAATCCATAGATTACACCAAAAAAGACGGGTTCAAAGGTAATTATTTTTTACACAAACACAGGATGTTTGATTTTTATGTGAGGATTCTAATGGATTCTCATTATGAAGAGGAGTATATAAATGAAGACTTGGAGACTGTAGGTGAATCATTTAGTAAAGTAGAGAGAATTTACTATAAATCTGGAGGTGATGATTTAGAACAAGTCGTGAATTGTATCAATGAATTATTTGATTTCAATTACGATTCAAGCTCAAAGGTCAACATAGTTTTGAAAACAACTACTGGATTTCAGTTTAAAGAAGTACCGATAAAACCTATGCCTATTGACGTTGATACGATGTACAATGATGATTTCAAGGAGACGTATGAACATTTGGTTAGACATCTTGAATCAAGTAATAAAGGTTTAGCATTATTATATGGTGCGGCTGGTACAGGTAAGACTAATCTAATCAGGCATTTAACTACAGTTGTTCCAGATAAGAGATTTGTTTTTATTCCTGTAACAATGGTTTCTTCACTTACAGACCCGATGTTCCTATCAACATTGATAGACAACCAAGGTTCGATATTAGTTCTTGAAGATTGTGAAAATTACATAAAGGACAGGAAAGCTGGTGATATTAATAGTGTTGTATCAAGCATTTTAAATATGACTGATGGGATATTATCAGATGTTTTAGGTCTTAAAGTGATTTGCACATTCAATAGTAAAATTGAAGACATTGATAAAGCATTACTCAGAAGAGGAAGATTAATTTGTGAATATGAATTTAAACCATTAACTGATGATAAGGCATCTAAATTGATAACATCCCTAGGGGTTGAATCAAAGGATTCACCTAGAACATTAGCTGATATTTTTAATCAAGCTCCTCCAAGTAGTAGTGCTAAAACAACTAAAAAAATAGGTTTTGGCAGTAATTAGAAAAAAGAAAGTGGGGAGAATGTTAGTCAACGCAACCAAGACAACGGTTGATGGCATTAATTTTGCTTCCACACTTGAAAGTACGATGTATAAATTATTGAAGGAAAGTGGTATAGAAGCCGCCTATGAAGGCGAGACATTTGTATTGTTTGAATCAATGATTTATCCAGAAGAGAGTTGGGAACGTACAAGAAAAACTGACTCTCAAATGTCGGATAAAAGGAAACTCCTACCTATCCGATACACACCAGATTTCGTAGGTGATGGATTTATAATTGAAGTTAAAGGTAGACCCAATGAAAGTTTCCCTTTACGATGGAAGTTGTTTAAGAAGCACCTGAATAGTATGGAGAACCCTCCAATATTATTCATGCCTAAATCGAAATCAGATTGTGAACAGGTTATAACAATCTTAAAATCAAAAGGATATGGACTCGTTAAGAGCAAGTAATGTATCAAAAATAGTTGATGAATACTACAATGATTTAGCTAATATTTATGAGTCGATAGTTGATGAAGATGGTAATGAGATTAAACTCATAGACCAATTAATAACAAAGCTCAAAGTCTTGAAGTCTAATTTAAACGTTAAGGATGAAATTTAAAAATCTTACGAAAGAGCAATTAGAAACCGTAAAAGAATACAAGAAAAGTAATCCTAATGATTCAATCAGTCCTTTCATTGCAGGTTATTTAGGTACAAGTTTTCGTACAGCCGAAAGAATTGCTAGGAAAATGGGGTTAACACGAAAGTATGATAACTCCAAAAGAGCTGTAAACATTACGGTTGTAGAACCAACAGTTATTAGGGGTGAAACAAAATCACCAGCTAAAGTGTTACTTTATGACATTGAAACATCACCTTTAAAAAGTTATGTTTGGGGATTATGGGAACAAAACATTGGTCATAACATGTCAATGCTGCAAAATGATTGGTTTATTTTAACATGGTCTGCTAAATGGCTCTTTGAGAAAGAGACTTTCAGTGATAGGTTAACACCAGCAGAAGTATTCGCAGAGGATGATAAACGTATTGTTCAATCCCTATGGCAGATGATTGAAGAAGCAGATGTAGTAATAGCACATAATGGTAAAAAGTTTGATAACAAAAGGATTAACACTCGATTTCTTAAACATGGTATTAAGCAGCCTATGCCTTATCAGACCATTGACACTCTACTTACAGCAAGAGCTAACTTTAACATATCTTCTAATAAACTTGACTACATTGGTCAATTCTTAGGGGTTGGTAGAAAAGTTGAGACACAAGGTTTTGAATTGTGGAAGCGTTGTATGGAAGGTGATGAACAAGCGTTGAAAGACATGGAGACGTATAACATTGGTGATGTCACTTTACTGGAAGATGTTTACTTGAAATTACGACCATATGTAAAACCACATCCAAACATGGGATTATTTATATCCGAAGATGTTGAATGTTGTCCATCATGCGGTAGTGAAGACCTTGAACGTGGTGGGAGTTACGCTACAACAGTTAGTGTGTATGAAGCCATGAGATGTAATAATTGTGGTTCAGTTGGTAGAAGTAGAAAATCTTCAATACCAACAGGTAGTAAAAAGAAATTAACAGTACCAGCTGGTAGGTAATTATGGAAAAAATATTTGAAGATATTAAAAACGAAAGGTTGAGACAGGATGCTAAATTCGGTGAGAATCGAGAGCAACATCCAGCCGTCTGGTTGACCATTCTAACAGAAGAAGTTGGTGAGGTAGCACAAGAAATTTGTGATTCTGGATTTGTTGAAGCAAGTCTTAAAAGTAACTACAGGGATGAATTGGTTCAAGTTGCAGCCGTAGCTGTAGCAGCGATACAAAACTTTGATAAAAACTCATGAAAGGCAGTTACAAAATTTTAGAACAAATGGTGAGGGAAATAAATCTCTCACCACTTGAATATCCAGCAAGACTTGAAAACACAATAACAGATAATCATGAGAAAAAAGATACTATTTGTGTTGTACTGTTTGATATGGGTAGTGAACATAATTATATTGTTAAAGATGAAAGAACACTTTCTTGGTACGAATTAGTAAGTAAACAATCTAAAGAGACATTACTTGATGAGATGTCATTTGAAATCATCAGAAGTTTAATTTTAAATAATAAACATGAAAGTTTTAAATAAACTCAATCTAAAGAACGTGGTGTTCTTTGATATTGAAACGGTAGCATTATACGATGAACTACCAGAAAACTCACCAACATGGGATGCTTGGCAATACAAGATGGAACGTGAAGGTAAGTCAACCGAAAACCTAAAAGAATCTTACAAGAAAACAGCAGCATTATACCCAGAGTTCTCGAAGGTAGTTTGCATCTCCCTTGGTAGGATAAAAGGTAACAAGTTAAACCTTAAATCATATTATGGTGAAGAGAAAGTATTACTGCAGGATTTTACCGATGATTTGAATTTAGTTACAGATTCAATACCTAAAACAGTTTTATGTGGTCAGGCTATCATTGGATTTGATGTACCATTCTTGTTTAGACGTTGTTTAGTTAACGGTATTCAACCACATGATTTATTGGATGTATCTGATAAGAAACCATGGGAGGTGTTGGATACAATGATTGATACAAATGTCTTATGGAAAGGCACTGGTTTCAATGGTGCTTCGCTTATTGCAATTGCTAACGCATTCGGTTTACCATCACCAAAAGATGATATTTCTGGAGCTGATGTTGGTAGAGTGTTTTATTCAGAAGGTGAAGCTGGTTTGAATCGTATAGTAACTTATTGTGAGAAAGATGTACTAGCTGTTGCAAATGTTGTTAGGAAGTGTAGATTTGAAGACATTTTAGAACCTGTTCATTCAATTGATGATAGTGAAGAAGCGTTTGAGAAGCAACCATTGATTATAAGCCTTTTTAACGGGGGTGCGTTCAATGAAAAACAACAACAGGAGTTAACAGACCTTTATAATAAATGTAGCGATAAAACAGCCGCTATGATTGTTCTGGAAGCTATGACATCTACAGCAAAAGGTAAAATAACAAAAGTAACAAAAGCATGGCTAAAGACACTAAAATAATCCTACCAAGGAAAGATGAGAATGGTGAGTATTACATCTCTTACTCTCAACTTACAACATGGAAGAAAAGTAAAAGGGATTACATCAGGCAGTATTTCTTCGGGGATAAATTTGAAGGTAACTCTTACACTGATTTCGGGGGAGATATTGGTGAAGCATTAGAGAATAATGATTTCTCTGATTTCACAGCCAAGGAGAGAGCATTCTTAGAAACTATCCCACGTTATGACCAATTTGAACGTAAAATCAGATTGGAATTAGATGGATTCTATGTCATGGGATTCATAGATACGAATACAGCTGACTTTAAACACATCATGGACTACAAAACTGGTGATATGGGTAAAGAATCAGAGTATGACAATGATAAGTATTACCAATTAGAAATTTATGCAATGGGGCTGGAGCAAGAGACTGGAATCTTACCAGAGACTGCTAAAGTAACATTGATTGAAAGAACTGGTAATGCTTTCCAAGGTGAGGAATTAAAACTAGGTACTAAATTTATTCAGATTGACAGGTCATTAGACCCGTTTAGATTAGAATATGTTAAAGCTGATGTAATTAAAATTGCTCATGAGATTTCAGATTGTTACAAAACATTTTTAACATTGTGTGGAAATGAGTAGGTCAAGAAAAGATGAAGAAGTTAAAACACCCTCGGCTAGGCTGAGGAGTGTTTTCTATCTGTTGTGGACTAAGGATAAACAAGGTCATGGTGACTTTGAAGATTTTTATGATGACAAGATGGAGATGCTTATTGAGCATTATAAAAATATTTTGAAAAAACTTTCTAAATAATTTGGAGGGTATTAAAATTTATTATATCTTTGCCTCATGAAAATAATCAGACTGCATATAATAATAGCACTTCTAACATTAGAAGTATTAGTTCAAGACCCTCATATGGGTCATGAGGTAGCGTGTTTAATGGTGTAATAATTTTATGCTAAATATATACTAAGCCTCCTCTCGAAAGACTGGAGGCTTTTTTATTCGGTTTTTAATAGGTTGACCGAGATAAAAATAACTTATTATTTCTAGGTGTGAAGGCAATTGGAAGCCGACTCGTTTTGGAAACGAGAAGTAGTTAATAGCTCAATGCAGGTTCGAGTCCTGTCACTTAGACAATATTTTGCTCCCATCGTCTAGCGGTTAGGACATCAGGTTTTCGACCTGAGAACGAGGTTTCGACTACCTCTGGGAGTACATAGAGATACTTAGCCTTTAACTCTTTAAAAAGCAAGGTACTTTTGCACCATCGTATAACGGCTAGTACAATTGCCTTTGAAGCAATTAGCATAGGTTCGATTCCTTTTGGTGCAACAAACATGGTGATTGTAGCTGAATTGGTTAAAGCCTCTGATTGTGATTCAGAAGATTAAGGGTTCGAGTCCCTTCTTTCACACTAAAGCTGATGTGAGTTAAAAGCGAATGGCAGAGCATCTCCCCTTAGAAGGGAGGACTTTTGAGGGTTCAAATCCCTCCAACAGCACTACTTTCTGATTAGTTCAATGGATAGAACAGGTGATTACGAATCATCAAATACAAGTTCGAGTCTTGTATCGGGAACAATAGGGGTCATGGTGAAACGGTAAACACGCAGGTCTTAAAAATCTGTGCTTCGGCTTGTGGGTTCAACTCCCACTTTCCCCACAAAAGTTAAAATATTCACAAAATATTTGCACATGTAAATTATTTGTAATATCTTTGCTTCATAATAAAACGAATAGTTCAGTTGATAGGGAACAATTTAAAATTTGGTATATAGCTCAATTGGTAGAGCATCTCCCTGATACGGAGAAGGGTATAGGTTCGAGTCCTATTGTACCAACAATATTAAATAAAGATGATTAGAAATTCAAAACAAGTAGAGTTAACAAAATTAGCTTATAATAAAGGATATAGAGTTTTAGAAAATGGAGATGTGATAGGACTTAGAGGTAAGAAATTAAATCTTTTTGAAAACAGTAAAGGATATTATTGTTTCACTATAAGAAGAAAAGATAAATGCCCTACTTATACATTTGTTCATAAATTAAAAGCCTATCAATTATTTGGAGATGAATGTTTTAATGAAGGAATTGTAATTAGACATTTTAATGGTAACAATAAAGATAACTCAGATATTAATATTAAAATTGGAACTCAATTTGATAACATGATGGATATGACACCATTACAGAGAAAGTTAAATGCGAGTAGTCCTATTCATAATCATTCTGAAATATTGAAAGATAGAGAATCTGGAATGACATATAGAGAAATACAAGAAAAATACAATATTTCATCTAAAGGAACAATTAGTTTTATTGTAAACAAATCAATGAAGAAAGAAAAACTAAAATAAATGTTAAAATAGTTGCAAGGTAATATTTTTTGATATATCTTTGTACCATAATATAGCGAGGTAGTCAGTAGATGGTAGCTTGTGAGGCTCATAACCTCATGTCGAAAGACCCCGTGGGTTCGAGTCCCACTCTCGCAACAAGATTTGTCATCGTTTTTTAAAATTAAGGATTAATAAGTGACGGCTCGGAAAGACGAGCAATTGGTCTATTGGAGTAGTGGTAACTGTACTAGCTTGTCACGCTAGGGTCGGGGGTTCGATTCCCCCATAGACCGCAAAAGTTTTATAAGATTTTCCTTTGATAAAATCTAAACGCCTTAATAGCTCAGTCGGTTAGAGCATCTCATTTGTAACGAGAAGGTCGTAGGTTCAAACCCTACTTTTGGCTCTATTTTAGAAAACATTAATCCTATGGTCGGATGTGAGAACCATATAGCCGTATTTAAAAAACTCACAATGTTTTCTAAAAGAGTAAGCTCGATTAGTGTAATGGTAACACGCAGCAAATCCCAGCTGAAAGAGAGTCATAGAGTAGAAATAATCACTTTATGATGAAACATAACAGGTTCGATTCCTGTATCAAGCTCAAATCGATTGGTTGTGATGACGAGGAGGTCGATGCCTCAATTACAATCGTGTGTTCGTCTAGTGGTCAAGGACGGTGACAAGTGCGTTGCAAACATGGGTTCAAATCCCATACACACATCAAATAGTCTATTAATAAAAGTTATATCAATGACACATAACAACGTGATTAACTTAGGATATGAGAATGTAAGTTCTCCACATAGTAAACCGATAAAATTAATAGACATATATCCTTATAGCTTAAATGGAAAAGCCTCTGATTTCTAATCAGACGAGTACAGGTTCAAATCCTGTTAGGGATACAAAGGGAGATGATAGCGATTTTGGGAAAGGTGAGTTGACTCCTCATCCGTATTCAGGTTGCCACCATGCAACTGGTGCTGAGTATGTAGCTACATATCTCCCCTATTAGTGCCATTTAGCTCAGTTGGTTAGAGCAGTCCCCTCATAAGGGAAAGGTCACAGGTTCGAGTCCTGTAGTGGCAACAAAAAGTCAGGGTAACACCTGATTTAATTTTAAGTATTAATGTAAAAAAATTTACAGTTATGTATAGTAAGATAATTAAAGGTAAGAAAGTTAAAACTATAAAGTATTCTAAACCATACAGTAGTAGTCAACTATCAGCAATGATGGAATTAACTGATATATTTGAACGTAAAATAAAAAAGCTCAGAAATGAAAAGCAACCTTAAAAACTTCGTAATCGACATTGGGGATACACTAGGTGGAATCCTCCTAGGTTTATCATTGGATGCTCACAGCACCATGATGATGGTCTTCGGTTCTTTATTAATAATATTCTCCGTTTATTTCAAATACTTAAACAATAAAAAAGAACCTGTAGAAGGTGAGAAGTTCACCATGGGTGAAATTATTGAACATTTAAAGGACATTCGATGAATTATAAGGAAACAATTTTAATTCCTACATCAGTGTTGTTGTCTAAATTATGCTCTGAGATAGATTCGTATTTTTATTCATTCGGTCAAGATTTACCATCTAAGAATAAGATTCAGAAGTGGTTGAGGGATGAATGGGATGTGGACATGAGTGTTCATTTAAACGGTATGTGTGGGATTAACATAGATAGTGGTGAAGTGACTAAGAATTACGGTGGTCATTATATTTACAAAGGTGATGTGTACATGCTTGGTTTAACACCGTTTATAACATCTCACGAGGAAGCGCAGGAAACGATTATAAGATTAATATTAACTAAATTATTGAAAGAATATGATAACAACGATTTATAAAAAAGATTCCAATGGTAAAGTTCGATACATCACCATTGGTAATTTCGGAGCAGTAATAACTCAACAATCTGGTATTGTAGGTTCTGACAAATTTGTAGAACACTCTAAAACAGCTACTGGAAAGAACGTTAGAAGAGCAAATGAAACTTCACCAGAATATCAAGCTGAACTTGAAGTTACAGCATGGGTTAAGGATAAATTAACCAAAGGTTATTTTAGGACAATAGAGGAAACAAAATCAGCCGAGGTAGTACTACCTATGTTAGCAAAAGATTTCTTCAAGGAACGTCACAAAATTGACTGGAATAAAGATGTGATAGTGGTTCAACCAAAGTTGGATGGGATGAGATGTTTAGCATTCGTTTCAGCCGATGGTAAAGTAGAGCTTGTATCACGAGCTGGGAAGAAGATTGAGAACATGATGCATATTGAGAAAGAGCTGTCAACACTGGGTGTGGATGTGATTCTTGATGGTGAATTATATGTTCATGGTGAAGGATTCCAGACTAATATGTCATACGTTAAAAAATATGTTGAAGGGAAGTCGGAGAGGATTATTTTTAATGTTTATGATATGGTTAGTGATAGACCTTATTTATCTAGGATTGATAAAGTTAAAACTATCATCGACCATTTGAAAAAAGTAAGACCTTTATTTTACAGCACTGTTGGAACAGAGGATGAACTCAAACAACATTTTACAATTTACATAAAAGAAGGATACGAAGGCGCAATGGTCAAAATATCTAAATCTGGCTACAAGTCCAACGCCCGTAGTTCCGAACTATTAAAGTACAAAAAGTTCATCGACATCCAACTACCAATCAAAGACATCATTCCAGCAGACCAAAGACCTACATGGGGAATCCCAGTGTACTATTGGGAAGGAGCTGATGATGACACTTTGAAATCTGGTACAAAAATGAGTCACGAAGAACGTGAGGACTTGTTGACCAACAAAGATAAATACATCGGACAGATGGCAGAGGTTAGATTTTTTGAATATTCAGATGCTGGAGTACCGAGGTTTCCAGTGACTGTAGGTATTAGACTTGATAAATAGGAATTATGGGACATTATAGAGAACCTGTAAAAAATACTTGTCCAGATGTAGACAAAGGTTTGAGAATTATTGAAACCATCACTAAAGAGGTTAATGATAGAAAGAAAGACCCAAGTATAACTGAATATGAGAGCGATGCTTTATACATCATTGAAAGCTACCTTTCAGATTTACCTGATATTTTAGAAGGTCTTAGAGAATCTAATTCAAAACTAAGAGATTGGGGAGCAGAAGAAGCAGAAAATTTTGATGCAGCTGAACAAGAAATAGAAAGATTAAACAATGAACTAGAAACATGGAAAATAAAATAGAAAAGCACGAGTATCTTCGAGAAGAAGACTACTACGAATCAAGAAGCATTCAAAAAGGTAGAACTGATAAGTATTGTGAAGGATGTCATAAGACGATTCCGAAAGGAATGCCTCACTTGATGCATCATTTTTACCCAGAATTTGATGCTTATGCAACACATGTTGAGTGTGAACAGATTTTTAAAGATTCATTAATTACAGAAGATGATGAACAGACCTGAATATAATAATGTTACAGGTAATCTTGTAACATTAATCCAAACAGAAGAAGATAAAAAGTACAGTCTTGAACATAATGTAACTAAATTCTCATCAATTATTTATAATGGTAAGACAATTACTGATTGTGATGAAATTAATAAAATATTAGGAGATGAACCATAAACAATACGTAATAGCCGACCTCCATTTCAGCCATTTAAACATGGCTTTAAAACGAGGTTTCTCCTCAGCCGAGGAACACGACCAGCACATCATCGATAGATGGAACAGTGTGGTTAAAAAGAAGGATACTGTTTGGATTCTAGGTGATGTCACCATGGAGAAAAAATCTCCGTATGACCTTCTGGATAAACTAAACGGTTACAAGAAAGTTGTACTAGGGAATCATGATGATGGTAATCACATTCCAGAATTATTGAAACATGTCAATTCGGTTTGTGGAATGGTTAAGCACAAAGGATTTTTGTTAACACATTGTCCAGTCCATGAATCACAATTAGAAAGGTACGATGCAAACATACACGGACATGTCCATGAGAACTCTTTAGAGGACTTTAGATACATTAATGTGAGTGCAGAGGTATTAGACTATACCCCAGTGGAAATTGATGCCTTAAAAGAAGTATTTTTACCAATTCCGAATTATGAAGGATTGTATGAAGTTTCTAATCATGGGAGGGTTAAGTCACTTGCTGGTAAAAACGAAAAGATTTTAAAGAATCGTACTGGCGGTAATACAAAATATCAGGCTGTAATTTTAAGTAAAAATGGAGTTCCTGAAAGCTGCCGAGTTCATTCATTGGTTGCTAAAGTTTTCCTTGGTCATACTCCATGTGGACACGAATTAGTGATAGACCATAAGAATAGTATTGCTACGCATAATTACCTTTGGAACTTACAGATTATAAGCCAGAAGGAGAATGTTGAGAAGATTAAGAGGCTCGGGAAGGACGGGTATATGAAAATTAATTCTAAATATTAAATTATGTCAGATATTAAAAATATAAACGAACATGCTGGATGGTACGCTTCTTATTCAGGAGACCAAGGAGCAGCCTTAATCTTAGCACAGCAATTAAAAATAAAACAGCTGACTGAGTTAATTGATAAAATAAAAATGGATTTGGAATTAACAGATGAGCCAAGAGTTGAATCTGATGAATTAGTTTTAAGCTCTATAAAGAAATTAGTTGAGAATATACCTGAAATAGAATATACTAAAGGTTATTTTAAATGGATTGGATAACAAAAAACCCCGTTGGATTTCTCCTTCGGGGTTTATCTTTTGTCACATATTTAGCATATATTTGTGACAGTTTACTCACTAACTTTACTGGTTTTAACCAGCTCTTTACGTACTTTCTCTAGCTCTCTATAGCTATCAGCTTCAACTCCTGTTGTTGCTCTCAAACATTCCATTATAAACATTGCTCTCATAAATCTTAAATGTGATGGATTGTCCATTATAAAATGTTCCTCTTTACCCCAATCATTCGTGATGTATGCCTCACCATCGTAAGCAAAATCTGCATTCTCAACTATTTGATTCTTAATATCAACTGGTATAGAATAAATTCCATAAACACTTTTCCCTTTGTTATCAAATGTATAGAATGGTAAAGAACCGTTCTCTTTCTTATATGCATCAGCCCATTGTTTGTATGTAGTAAATTCTTCATCTTCGTTTCCGAATAAATAATGGAATCTATTTAACAACTCAATCTGACTATCCTCCATGAAATTACCAATTAATAATGGATTCAAATCCTTTGTCAGGTTAGAGTAAAACTGTTTAGTCTTAAACTTCCAATCAATCTCTTTATTCATCCATTCTTGGTGTCTTTCACTATCATCTTCATCGTCAACTAGGAATGAGAACAACGCTGCCGTATTTGATGTTAAAAGTGTTAAAGCAAAAGCCTTAATCCCTTGGAACATCACTTGTTCAGTTACCGTTGCTGCTAATGACCTAACAGATTTCTTTAATGATGTATTTTTACCTTGTGATGTTGTGTGAGCATTTTGTAACATGTTACCGTTCATAACAGAATCGATTAATTCTCTTGATGTCATGTTTTGAACTTGTTGTGCAAACTTACCATTCTTACGGGTATTCATAATTTCACTAATATCTAAAGTCATCCTCATTTTACTGTTGATGTTGAATTGCTGGAATGGTAAGAAGATTGAACGTAATGCTGCAACCCCAACATGAGGATTGCTGAACAAACTGGCAGACCTTTGGTTATTTGATGCTACTTGTGTTTCTTCAACTCTAACCTCTGCATAAGATGCTGCAAGTTGTCTAACTTCATCATTCTCTATCAATTCATGTTCTCTTGAAATGTCAATGTTATTAACATCTCGACCATTCTTCTTCAAGTACTCTAAATAATAAGTAGTCCATGCTGCTCTAGCCACAGCCTCGTCACCAGCTTGTAAAGGTTTCATTAAAACATCCCTTGTTTTATCAAAGAACTGTCCAAACTTCCTAGAGACATTAGATACACCTCCAGATACACCTTTATATTTATTCAAGTCTGTTGCACTATCCGCTATAGAACGAGTACCTAAAATACTCTTACCACGCATACTCGTTGAGTAATCTTCAAGTAATGTGTTGTTTTGTGACACTCTAAAATTAGATATGAAACTACCCATGTTTTTAGTACCAACTTGAACAGCTACTTGTGACATAACTGGAACAGTTTGTTTTATGATAGCTGTAACACCACCTAACGCAGCTGTAACCCCAATTCTCTTGAATACACTTTCAACTTTTGATATAGCTCTTTCAGAATCTGATGTTTCATTTAAAAATCCAGAAGCTAACTTTTGCATGTAGTTTATTCTATTAACGAAAACAGATGTTGTATTTTTACCCATTAAGGCTTTAATCTGCTTACTATTGAAGAAACTTCTTATGTGTTGCATCGCACTGGAAGTGTGAATGTCATTCAGACCCATTTTAAACCTATTCAACATCGCTGCATCAAAATCTAAATCTAGCATACCATTGTTAGGTAACTTTTTAGATTTGTTTCGCTTAACGGTTGTAGAAGCCTGTTTAGGTGCTGAAATCCCACCATAATTAAATGATGAGCCACTTTCTTCATCTAATGATGCCCCTCTATCAACTTTTATTTTGATAGGTAAGTAATTATCAGATACTTCGTTAAATATTTCGTTATGAACTACTTCTGTATTCTCCTTCAATTCTTCCTTAATACTTGCAAACTTATCCATCCAGAATTTAACAAGTTCATAGTTACCATCATCTCTTGATTTTAAATGGTCTAATATTTCTTGTTGTGTTTCAAAACCTTTAAACTCATCATAAATTGATTGAGTTTCATCTTGGTATTTATCATCCTTCTTGATGTGGTCTTCCATTCTAGCCTTATTAATCTCTAACTCCTCTTTGGTACTACCTTGGATTAAGTTTGAGACTACTCCACGTAACATTGTGTTATCTGAGTTTCTAAGGTTTTTATTTTTAACCGATAAAGTTTTGAATAATGAATCCAACTCTTTAGTTGCAGCATCTACCAATCTATCAACTCGAACTTGACCTTTACTTAAATTACTCAAACCTGAGAAGTAGTTAAATTCACCCATTAATGCTGGTGTCTTGTAAACTTCTTTCATCATCAATGCCAGAGATTTAAGGTCATTTATTGGATTACCTTTTGTAACTTTAGTGTCAATGTTTATCTTACCTAATGGTACACCTGACTTAATCACTTTCGTTACAAACTTATACATACTATTGATGGCTTCTATTTCTGATGCTATTTTACCAGCTCCAGCTAAATTACCATTTGTGAGTAAATTTTGAACTGCTTTGATGTACTCTTTAAGAGCTACTGAATCCATAAATTCAAGGTTAGCTTTACTCAATTGTTTAGCCACCTCTCTCGATTTTGGTAGTTTGATTGTGTTAAAATCAAAACCACTAATTGCTAACTCATATATTTCAGCAATAGATTTCAACTTATCCTTTAAAGCGTTAGCTTTATCAAGGGATGCTTGTTTCTTCTCTTCTAGTGTTGCACCATCTACATTAATATCTGTATCCCAGAAATCTCTTAATTCTGAATCAGTCATATTCAAACCTGTTACATCTATACCCATCAAGCCTAAAGCATCTTTGATTTCTTCAATCCTGTTAGCTTCTGCGTTGTCAACTAGCTTTTGTAGAGTGTTGTAAGCAGCATCTACATCTACCATTTTCTGTTTACTACCTTGAACTGGAGCGTTTGAGTTTTTAATCTCATTAAGTAAATCAGAGAAAACTTGTAAGTCTGCTTGATTTAAGTATTTCTCATTAACCCCATTGGCAGCTTTACCTAACTCCCTAACGTTTGCTGGTGTAGTCTTTGGTAATCTGTTGACATCTCTTTTTGCTTTCCTAACTTCAACGAGTTTAGCTCTATCATTTATTTTTGATATAACCTTATTAACCCTATCCATGAATTTAGCCACCGCTGCTGCATCACTTGTATTTAATTTTACAGCACCTTTAAGCATCGATTTTAATATCGCTGGACTAATTGTTCCATTCTTAGATAATGTTTCAACCAACTGTCTTAAATTAGCTACAGCGGCTGTCCTGTTTTGATTATCAAATGACCTTTGAACTCTTTGAGCTTGTTCAGCTGTTTTAAGTTTAAGTTTTAACAATTTGCTTTCGGTTGTTTCAACCTTACGAGATGTATCGGTTTGACCTGTCTTCTCACGGATTGTCTTCTTAATTTTAGAAGACTTATTACGAGTTTCCTTACGGATTTGCTCCTCACTGTTTGAGATAATGTCTAATAAACCTTGTTTGTGAAACTCACTCTTTTCAGATTTGGTTAGATTCTTGTACCAATCAGTGTTAACAATATGATTTAAACCTGCTGATGTAATATCCGCTGTAAGTTTTGAAACTTTGGCTGCAATAATCATTGCATCGATAGCCCCAGATAAAACTTGTGTTGGAACGAACATACTGTTAAGATTACCTTTACTTTGTTCTTTCAAGGTAGCTTTAGCTTTTTCTAGTAATGATATGGCTTTGTTAACACCCAAATCACTAGCTAAGTCAATCTTCTCAATTTCTTTTACAGTTTCCTGTACTTCTGGTTCAGCACCTTGTTCTGTTCTGGTGTTAAAATCATACCCTACTGAGTAATCTACATTCTTACCACCTATTTTAATTGCTGAGTAATCATCTGGTCTTGATTCAAATGCATCATTTTCTTTAACTCTAGGGTTCATCGTACCATCTTGATAAATCAGACCTTCATCTGTGGCTACTGATTTTTGCTTGAACTCTTTAGCAAACTCTATGGCATCCTCTTTGGTTAAATCCTCAACTAAGAAACTATTTTCAGAGTTACCGTATTTACCGAATATTGGTTGTGGGTCGTAACCTTTAGATTTCAACCATTCGATAGCTCTTTCATTGTTATTGAAATTAGCATCATCTGATACTTGTTCGGCATCTGGATTCTCAGCTGTCAACATTCCCCACTTACCATTTTGGATGGTCTCCTTGAAATCTTCCTCTGTTTTAAATTTAGATTCTGGTAAGGTCTCTTTAGTTTGAGCATCCCATTCAGCAGTCCTTTCAGTTTTTATACCGCTATCAACTACTTGCTCGGTCTTTTTGGTTTCCTCGGTTTGCCCTTGGTTGACCTGTCCTTCTTCATTAACGGCTTCGGTATTGTTGAGCCTTGTTTTTGTGACATCTAATAATTGTTTTAGTTCTGTTTTCTCTTTATCAATACGTTCTTTGTAAGTCTCTTTCAAGGCTGGGTGAACGTTATCCATTTGAACAGTGATGTTATCAATAGATTGAAGTTTTTTCATTACTTCAAAAGCTACAGTATTATTTGTTTTAGGTGGAATTTGATTACTATACTTTTTGAATGTATCTACATCTTCCCTTAATGCTTTAGCTTGTTCTGGTGTGGCTAAACCTTTACTTACGTAATTATCTAATGATTTAGTAAAATTATCGTAGTTTTGATTTAATTTAGATAACACATCCAATTTATCCATTCCTTTCATCATTGATGGGCTATTCATTATCAATGCTGATGTGAAAGCCAATGATGTAGTATTTATGAAATCTTCCATGGTGTAAGTATCTTTTAATAGATTCTCACCAGCTAGTTCATTTATGTTCTTGTTTACTACAGTGTTTTCAAGACCTTGTTGGATGTTTTCTTGAACAACTTCTTTACCTGCTTCTTCTAAGGCTTGAACACCACCCCTTTGAACATTAGATAATGAATTTTTAACACCTTTAAGAAGTCCTTTAGAACCTTCTTTTAAAGCATTTTTAAATGAATCCATTCCTTCTGTTTCAATTAATGGTAGAGCTTTACGAATCAAACTTTTAACACTATTTCCTTCAAGTGCTTGTAGTATAGGTGTTTGAGGTGCTATGAATGCTGTAGCTCCGTATAACAGTGCCATTTCTGCACCTGCCTCATTAGCTATCAGTTTAGCATCATCATCACTCTTACCAGCTTCTTTCATCGCTGAATACGCTGTTTCATAACCGTTTGAATAACCGTATGCACCTTGTGTAATTAATACATCACCATATAAAGATGGTATTTTGGTTAACTTGTCAGCCAGTGGTGAAGACATTACTCTACCTAATCCAGTGTTAGCCACTACATTTTCAATGGTAGAAGCCAAACCTATTTCTTCTGCTCCAACAGCGGCTATTTTACCAATGGTTGAAGTTGCAGAACCGATTCCTCTTGTTAACAATAATTGAATAGCCATATCACCGATTACACCTGATGACTGTTGAACCATACCACCTATAGATGTAGAACTTGAAGTGTTTTTAACTCCTGATGCCATGTTCTTGATTTCATTGTAATCACTATCATCTAGGACATCAGTAGCTCTTAATTTCTCGTCAACATCATAAATATCTCCAGTTCTTTCGTTGTATAAATAATTAGTTCCTTTGTAGTTCACTTCTTTACCTGTGGCGTGACTGTAGTATAAATCAGGTACAGATGTGTATCTGGATTCTTGTTCCTTTTGTAATCTGATATTTGTAGCTTCATCGTCTAAACCTACTTTATCTAGTACTGTAGCACTTAATCCGTGGATACTTTGTATTACACCTTCATAAGCACCCTTCAAACCATTAGTCCATCTATCTCCGTTACCTTCTTTGTACTTCTTGTATTCCTCTTTAACCCTTTCTTTTTTGGCTTCTTCATATGCCTTATAAGCTGGTAGGTTCTTACTTATGAAATTGATATACTTTTCAGTTTTATCTTTCAAGTTTTTAGAAGACATTTCATAAAGAGCATCAGCATTCTGAACACCACTATTTTTAAGTTCGATTGCGTGAGCTAATGCTTTTTTATCTTTGGCTGTAGATTGGTCGAAGTATTTATTTAGTAAGTTTAATCTTTGAGTGTCGTAAGCTAAATCAGAATCATACATATCAGCTTTATTAAACTTACCATCTTGAACCAATTGATTAAACCCTTCTTTTAATCCATTAACTTCTAAGTACCCATCAAAATCTTTAGGGTCTACACCCATATCTTGTAACTCTTTCTTACCAAAATATTTACTAACAAAATCATCAGCATCAGTTTCTATCTCTAAAACCTTATCACCTTCTTTTTTATAAGTGACTGCTGTTTTGGAGAATCTAGCATAAGGATTATCTAAATCATATTGAGTTTCCTCCAGAGGTGCTTCTTCTGCTTGTTTATTAGCTAAAGCTGTTTCAGCTTGAATTTGCTGATTAAGGTTTGGATTTTGCTTTTTATAAGCGGTTTGTTTCTTTACCTCTGCATTAGTTTGCTCTTTAGTTATTGATTTAGTCGGGTCTTCTAAATCATAAAGGTTCTCTTTTATTTTAGATGGTTTTACCGAGTAATCTTTTAGCAAAGAGTATTGAGTCCCCCCACCACTTTTTACTGCGGTGGGTTGAGACTTTTTTCCTTTGGTTTCATTATAACGTGAAATGACCGATTTAATGTTTTCTGGTGACTCTTTGGCAGCCTCCATCTTTTTAATGATACCTGCTAACTCTTGTTTTTGAGCTGGGTCTAAAATTATTTCTTCTTCGTCCATTCTATTTTATTTGTATTTGTTAATTAAAGCATCTGCATCTTCTGTGTTACTATTACTTTGCTCCCAAGCATCTAATTGAGATTGTGCTTTCTTCTTACTTGCTTCGCTCTTGTAATCTACTGTGATTTTTGTTTTACCATCTGGAGATACAATGTCTATATCATTACCCCAAGAGAAAGGATTAAGACTAGAACCTGAATTAGCTACTTTCCATCCATCTGGTAAACTAGCTTGTAATACTTCGGATGCTTTATCATCATCCCCGATTCCAGCTTTCTTGATTGCTGCCAAACCTTCTGCGAATCCAGCCCCAATATTACCAGTTTTAGTAGGTCTATCATAAGGTTTTCCTTGTTCTCTAATTGCTATTTCAACTAATCCTTTATCTCTACCAGAACTTAGGTTATCTGATTGAGCTATGAAGTTTACAACACCTTGTTTAGTTTTTGGTACTCTTTGTGTTGTACCATCACTAAATTTAACAATAAATTCATTTTTCAAGTCTGTCACTCCAGTAGATGTCTTTTTAGTCTTTTTATCTGGAGATGTTATAATAACACCTACCATTCCAGAGACATCACCTTTCATTGATTGGTCGGCATCATAAGATAAACGTTGAGCCATCTCTGTAACTTCATCTTTCTTAGCTTCTGGTTTAGCTCTCCTAATTTCTTCGTCTGCTAAAGCTGCTCTTTTCTTCTCAGCTAGTTCAGCTTCCTCTAAGTTAAGTTTAGAACCTGAAACAACCTTCTCATCACCCATAACACGGTTATACAAGTCTTCCTCTGCTGCTTTTCTCCATTCGGCTAGTTTGGCTGGATTTGCTTTGAAATCCTCCAATGTAACACCTAAATTCTCACCAGCCCATGCTTTAACGTTGGCATCTGTGATACGATTTTTAATTACAGTTCTTAATTGTTTCTCAGCTACGGGATTATATCCTTCTGTAGTAACATCTCTATTTTTAGCATAATAAGATTGTTTGAAAGAACCCATATCACCTTTTAATGCTGTAACGGCTGCATCTGCATCAAATTTATCTACGTTGTTTAATGTACCATCTAAATAATCTTCAACGTAAACTGGTAAAGCTGTTACTGTACCATCTTCATTGATTTGTTTTATTTTAGGTACAATTCTATCATTGTCATCCCATTCTGCTGATGCTTCACTTGCTGAACCATTAGCTAATCTATCTAATTTATTCCAAGCGTTGTTATAAAATGAAGACATTGTACCTGTTTGATTTGCTTTGAATAAAGCATCATGAGCCGCTTTTAAATTCTTAGCTGTAGCATCGTACCTGTTAGCCTCTCTCTTTAAGGCTTCCATTTTATTGTTTGTTTCAGACATTTTCTTGAAGTCCCCTAACTTACTGGCAGCATCATACTCTAATTTGTATTTAGAATGTCTTTCTGCCAGTGTGTTAGCTAAACTCACTTTCTTTTCATCATCACTACCAAAACCTGATAATTGTGGTGTCCAAACATATTCTTTACTTTTAACATCAGCTTTTCTTTCTGCTTCTGCTTTGGCTGCCGCATCCTCTTTCCTAACTCTAGCTCTTTCATTAGCTAAATCTGCGGCTGCTTTTCTTTTACCAGCTTCTGCTCCCCAAAATTGAAGGGAATCACTTAATCCATCTTTAGGAACTTCTAATTTAGAGTATCCTAATCCATTTATACCTATAGCCATAATTAAACTACTGCTCCTTTTTTACCTTTACCAAATCCCATTAAAGCACCAAATGAAGTATCACCTTCTGCCTTGGTAGCACCGTACATTGCACTTGCTGCACCTAAAGCATTAACTCCTTGTGTTATACCTTGATATTTCATACCCATACCAACATTAAGAGCATTCGCATAACCAGATAACTCCTCTGCTTGTCTTCTCTCTGTCATGTTCTGCATTTCAACTTCTCTTTGAGAGGTGTTGTTATCAATTGCTTTTTGTTGCTCATCTAAGTTAGCAGCTATCTTCCTGTTCACATCATTTGAACTTTCAACAACAGATGGTACACCACCAATCACACCTCTAGTTCCAGCGTTTCTCATTGCTTCCACGGCTGTAGCATTTGTTATTTGATTTTGTTCTATTTGTAAATCTGAACCTAATGTGCTTACCTTTTGTGTTTTAAATGGATTAGTAAGTTCTTGCCATCTGAATGAATTAATTCTAGCTTGTGCATCACTTTCCATTTTCTTACCTTGAAAATAACTCATACCTGCACCAACTGCTGATAATCCTAATTGTACTGCCATATTATAATTGTTTTAAGTAGAAGGTACAACCTTCATCGTTTATTGTAAAATTACTTTCTTCAAATTCTTTCATCAATTTTGGATTTAAACTGGTTGTTATCAATCTGGAAAACCCTTGATATTTCAACGTTGTACCAATAATGTCTAAAAGGTATTTGAATGCACCCTCTTTTGAAGTCTTTGGTGCTTTTTTATTCCCTGTTGGGAATCCTATCCATGCGAAATTTGAATCTGTTACGTAGACAGGTATTGCATATAAGTCAATCTCATTAACTTCATCATAAACAACGTAAATTCTATCTGGTAAACATTCTATTGGTAAGATTGGAAATCCCCAATCATTCCACATTTCTACTAAAGTACTGTAGTAGTTCAGTTTATTTTCTAATCTCCAATTCATTGTAATTAAATTTGTATATGCAAAGATAATAAAAAAGTCCTATAACACAAATGATTATAGGACTTTTATTGTTATTTAGAAAAACTTTTTATTACTTTAGCATTTACAGCAAATAATTCGACCTTGTCTGGTGATTCTATTTCCATATCAATTCTAAAGTTATACCCTCTTAAACTAGCCCCTTCTACTCTAGTATCTTTCATACCTATTATGAAATCGTTAACAGATAAAGCTGGAGGTGCTGCAAATGTTATAGTTTGAACTCCTGTACTCACAATAGTTCCGATTATAGTTAAATCTCCCCTGACAATTGTATCACCTACTGTTAATGATGAATTACCACCATTGTAAGATATTGTGTTACCAGTTACTTGAGTGACTCTACCTATACCATAAGTGTATTTTGAATCGAACCTTGTAGCATCTTCACTTCGTCTAGTGTAAGCAAACCACATCCCTTCTTTTTTAATGAACTCTACAGTAGCTATTGAGCTACTTATATTATTCTCTGGGCTATCTATATAAGCTGTTATCACTGCATCCCATGGTTGATTACCTTCTAAATTCAAAGCAATCATCTCTTTTACAGATGATGGTTCTTCGTTTACCATTGTGGATATTTTAGACTTATTTTGAACACCGTAGTATTCATTTCTGTCCCCTTTATGGTGTATGTATAAATTCCCATCTTTAAATGAAAAGAATCTATTATTCATACCGACCATCATATCAGGAGTGAAGGAGTGGAACGATGTCCACCCCTCTGCTCTTTCATCATGTGTTATTACTTGTCTCATAGTGACTCAAATGTTTCTTCTGGGTTAGTACCCCTTGTTCTTGCTTTTAAATTAGCTAATCTAGCTGTCGGTGATGTTAATGGACAAATTCCACTTATAGTCCAAGATGTTCCAGAATTAGGAGCGTAACAGTTTATAGTTGCTACAGATGGTAACGCTGATGTCTTATTGAATAATAATGTACCTGAACCAGAAACTAATCCTCCAGTAGTGGCTACAATATCACCATTCCAAACTATTTCAAACTCATCTGGAATAGTGAACGCATCATAACTTATACCACATTCACCTATTTCCAGACCGAATGATATTGGGAATGAAAAAGTACCTTCTCCACCTGTTTGAGTGAAACTACCTTCACAACTTAATGCTATTGTTAAATTAACTGTAGCGGTGTTGCTATATTCAAATCCATCAAATAATCTATAAGTGAATGAATCTTCCTGCTCCGTTCCACCATCATGTGTGTATGTAACCGTGTTATCAGGATTCACTATCACAGTTCCGTAATCAGGTTCTGTAACTATTTCAACGTTAAATCCAGTTAAATTACCTTCATCATTGTTTAATACTGGTATAATCACTTCACTGTCAGTTTCACAATTAGCAAAATCATCCACGGCTACAGGAGGCGTGTTATAGTCCCAAATTAAATATAAGTATCTTTTATTCAATCTGTTGAATGTAAATGACCCAGATACTAATACATCCCCATTGTCATAATCAGTTTGAGATTTACTCAAGAATGTTGCAGCAGCCATCAAATCTTCAATATCCGACTCACTATATAATGTATCAGAAACTAAAAATCCTAATCTATCTAAACTATCCATAACTCCATCTTGTGTGAAGTCTTTAAATGATTCGATAGTTACGGTAGCTCCGTCTATAGGTACTGAACCTAAACCTTCAAAACTTGAAACATAATCATAAACAGTTAAACCAGTTATTGAGAATGGATTGTAAAAGTGTTTGTAAGGACTTAAATACCCTGAATCAGACCATCTAAATCTACTATCTAAACTCTTACCTACATCACCTGAATCATTTGTTACCACTGATATGACTTCCAATTTAGGTGTTATTATACAAGTACCTGCAACCGATAAATTAACGTCATCAAATGGTGTAAATATCTCTAGTATTGCTGTACTAGGTGTGAATGAATCTTTAGGGAATATTAAATTACCTGCTCCTAAACCTGATGTTACAGGGTATCCTAACTCTACCAGTTGTGAATTGTAAGAAGGATTTCCTACAAAACCTGTAGTGTAAGTAGAACCATCGTATGTTAATGTAAATCTCACTGGAACACCGTTAGTAGAATATGAGAATCCTGCATTCCCTACCTGAACTCCGTAAAATATTTCAGCATTCATTACACCACTAAAGTTAGTTCTTTTTATTGTTTGTTTACAATCCATTTTAACATTAGTGTTAATGTTCTCACCATCTGGAAGAATATTGTATTGGTCGTTAAAAGGGTCATAAGCACCTACTTTTTTAGTGTAGAATCCTTCTGAGAAAGTATCTTTGAAGTAATTACTCAATCCGTAGTTTATTTCAAATATACCGTCACCACCTAGTCTTAAAGGCATCCCTCTTTTGGTGTCAGTTATGTAAACTCTTTTAGCATTAAATGCAAAACTTTCTGGGTTTTTACTTATACCATATTCACCAGTGTAAGGGATGTATTGACCTAGAACGTCTGTAATCTTACCTACATTTCCAGTCCCATCAGCATTGTTAAGTATGGCTTTACCATACATTACATATCCAATTTTATCTTCTTGACACACTAATAAATCTGTATCCCTAGACCATATTTTTTGTATAGACCCATACTTCTTTTCAATGTCATCTTTAAAGTTTGCTCTGGATAAATTAAACTCATTCAACCCGTTAATTCCACTACCTTCGTTATAAGGTTCACTGTAAGTTAAATCTGCATACCTCCTGTTCTCCTTGAATTTTTCAACTGTTGTACTTGATGGTTTTAAGTCCATGTTCACCCAGTTTGTATTGAAAGCACCTCTATAAGAGTTTGATTCAGCACCATTACCAAATGCGAAACAATTGTAATAATCTATCTCTACAATGGCTTCGTTTATAGGGCTATCTTCTTGGTTTAGAATATTACCTTTATGTTTACCATCTTCAATCATGAATGTTTCAGAACTCTGGTAGTATATTTCATCTGGACTATCTTTAGGTTCAGTTTCAAATATTAAAAGACCAATAGTCTTGTTTATGTTAACTTCACCACTCATCCTTGATTTATGTTGACCGTTACCGTTCAAAACATTCCTTACAGCTAGATATAAAGCTCCTGATGGGTCTTCGTTAAAACCTGCACCAAATGGTGTTTGAGTTACTTCACCTCTAACCCATCTAGTATCTGGTTCGTTAAATGGTGATAAAGCAGCTATAGTTTGTTCTGTGTTAAACCAGTCTTCAATGTTCAAATAGTCTGCACCAGCGACAAAGGTTTTGTTCAATGTTTCAAGACCTCCTGAACTACCGTATTTGGTGTTCTCTAAATCAAATGTTATTTGAGTACCTTGTGGTATTGCGATGTCCTCCCATAACATTGTTGTTTCATTGAAATTAGAAAAAGCTCCTAAATACATGTAGAAATTGTCACCCTTGCTACTAGCTTTGGCTTCAACGTTTATAAAGCTATCTTCTACATAATCTATATTAACTCCTACTGGAGGTTTAATCTTCATGTACTTACCAGCTTGTTCTATTATGTCTTCACCATTACTGTCTTTGTTGTCAGTCAAGAAATCTTTTGGTTTATCTGAAACTTCTAAAACTCGAACTGTTTTTAATTGATTAACAAAACCATCTAAATCTGATTTGATGATTATGTTGTCATTTTCAGAAACTTTATCTTTGTTAGTACCTTCTAATTTAATCCATCTGAAAGCACCGTCTTCATAAAAGACATTAGCATAAACTTCGTAATACCTAGTTTTATTTTGCTTAACTGCAATTCTATACCTATCAGCCCAATATGGTGGATTGTGTAATATACTAACCCTCATTTTGTTTTGGTTTACAGCATTTTCATGAGGTATAAACAAAGTGTTGTTTTCACTTGTTTGAATGGTACAACATCTACCTTGAGCATCAGAATATATCAAACCTGCTTCATAACTCCTATTAGATTTTAAACTTGAACTTGTGGTTTCAATACTGTAATTTATTATCGTACCTACGTCATCAAAACCCCAATAAGACACAACTGCTGGAGGAGTGTCATCTATTAAATATTCAAAATAAGGAGCTGATATTGTTAAAGTGTTTGCTGTAGATGACACTATTTCAAAACCTGTTAAGTTTTGTACAACGCTGCCTGATGGAACTCCGCTAGGACTTACGATATAACCTACTTCAAATATGTTAGTCATTGTGACTGTAACAAACTCTATGAATGATTCACTACTAACTAATTCGTTTACGTCTGTAAAGTTCTGTTCTAATACGTATGGAATACTTGATGTAAAACTACCATCTTCGTAAGTTTGTTCTTTTAGTAATATGTTGAATGTAATTAAAGCTCCAGCTACTAACTCTTGACCTGTTAAATCTACAGTTAAATAATTGTCAGTTCCTCCGCTTCCACCAGTCGTAACTTCAAAAGGTAAAACTAATGCATCTAAACTTCTAGTGAATAGACTAGGACTGAAATCTATATTTATGTCTTGACCATAGATGTCTACAATGTCATAATTCTCCAAGTAGTTACCATACATCAATCTATTACCTGAAACCTCTTGACTTTTAGCTAGTCTTGGTACATTGTCATATAATCTTGACAATTGACCGTCTGGTAGTGGTATGTATAACTTACTATTAGAGAATGTATAATTTTGAATTGTCTCATCAGCCCACTCTTTAGCTTGTTTATTAAATCTTTCGATTATGTAAACAGTATTTGAATTTGAGGCTTTGACTAGAACTTCTATATCAGTGACTCTTTTACTACCTGTATCAAAGTTTATCTTTACAGAGTTGAACCTATTAACCATGGCAGCATTCTCCAAAACGTAATAATCTACTTTAAACACTGATGGTATAAAGTAGTAATTTGTAAATGGTGATATTGCGCTATATTCACCATCTAAATATTTATATCTAGTGGCAAAAGCTAAGAATTTGTTTTCTAAATTGTTTTGTGATAACTCGTTTGAGAATGTAGGTAGTAATGTTGGGGCAAATACTGGAGGATTCTTTATTACTGCTATATCCTCTTCATCAAACCCGTCAACAGTATAAGTCTTTGCTCTATCAATATTTATCATTCTTGGTGGATTGAAATCATCCGTCCAAGCTAGTAAATCTTTAGAGCTGTCTTCATTTATTATTTTATTTATACCAGTTATCAAGTAGTTCTTATTGAAGTTTAAAACTCCGTCTGGTCTTGAAGATTCTAATAGAACAGTTGTAATTTCATTCAAATCATCATACTCTACCACTAAATCCTTTTCATCTGATGTAGTGAAGAAGTATAATTTTTGATTTGATGAATCAGCTAGGCAACCAATAGTTACAGCATTTGTTAATTCAAAATCTGTTAATATTAAATTACCTAAATCATTCTCCATAGCACCGATGTGACTATCCCCAGAATCGATTACCCTCACGTTTTCAGCATGAGGGTATTCTCCTTTAGGTAAAAGTCTTTCGTCTATGTCTTTGTTCATTCTACTTTGAACGAATGTACTTTTATTTTCCATGGTTATAGTACGGCTATGATTGTTGATTTGTTGACAAACACATAATCTTTGTCGTTTGTATTATAAGATGTACCTTTACCATACATCACTAAAATTGTATCACCTTCAAATACTTCTTCATCACCTTGTACCACTTTCAATTTCTCATACCTTTCTTCACGTTGCATTTTTGGTGCATAAAGTCCGTGTTTGACGTTATCTGATTCTAGTGGTTCTGCTAGAATGTGATTGTTCCATAATTTCTTTACGATTCCTGTTTTATCCATTGTGATTCACCTTTAAATGTTTGTAATATGTCTTCTTGTCTTAATGTATTAATTCTACGTTTTGTTATCCTACGCATGTTATAGAACTCTTTCTTAGCTCTTTGTTTCTCGTTGGCTGGAACATTCCTCATTTGTCTAATCAAAGCATAATAAATAAAGTTCATTAATGCTTCCTCTGCAAATTTGTGTATCCTAACATCTTTCTCTGGTCTACCTTCACATCCTGTAAACAAGCCATCTGAAATGTATTCAAGAACTATGTTTTTACCTCTAACGTCTTGACCAAACTCAATAACACCAGCCTCTTTATCCATTCTGAATTTACCATTCTTAAAAACCTTACTCATGTCTTTATTTGGTGAGAATCCATAACCGACTCTACTTAACTCTTCAACGGTCATGGTATCAGAAGTATTCTCCCTAACACCTGAACCAATTAACACACATCCTTCATCATCGTACAAGTACTCATAATTATCTGCTTGTAAATAAGCTGCTGCAAGGTTTAGAGATGAATCTACTGCCAGTGGGTGTAAATGACCATTATCGTCTACCCAGCATATTCTAACATAACTAACGAAATCTGGAGGTAGTATCACACTTAAACTTGGTGATAACTCTAATTCGATTCTCCTAACTTCACGAACTATATCATAATAAAGCTCCCTCATACCTCGTCTAGCTTGATAAACTATTTGAAATCTTGGTATAGATGCTGTGTAATCATCTGTAGTTCTGGACATAACATAGTTATTTATGATGTCCTCTAGTTTGACATATTGGTAATTACCAAACTCACTAGGGTCTCCTGTGTAATAATCTATTGCTGCCATCTATTATTCTTGGTTTTCTATTTTTACTTGTTGTTTTAAACTCTCTGTTATTTGGACTATGTCTGACTCCCTTAATGTAATTCCAAAATAACTTAACACTTTAATCACAATATTTGAAAACTCTGATTCATGTAATTCAAAATCTTGAAAACTTGGATTAGTTGAATCGAACATCACTTCATTATTTGGTAAAACAAAGTAAGTCCATTTTGGGGCTTTAGGAGTACGTAAATATCTACAATCAACATTCACTATCACAGAAGCAGGATAGACCTTTATATACGTGTTAAAACGCTCGTAGACAGGGTATGTTAATGTCGGTTTAGCATCTGATTTATTTAAGAAGGCTAAATCTTTCCTTTCTACTTCTTCAATTACAGCTCCGTTGGATGGGAGTACTATACCATCTTCCTCTATTAAATAAAGGTTTGTAGGTAATACGTGAGTACCCGATGTATAAACTAATGGTGCTGATGCAGCAAATTGGTCTATTCTTTGTCTTTGGATGAAGGGTAAGTTTGAATAACCTTCATTCGACAATCCTCTATTTTGCTTGTTTTTATCACGGTTCTCGTCTTCAAAATACCCTCTAAATATTTCCATTTGTACGAGGTTAGATATTTTGTTAAACTCTTCTGGAGTCACGTAGCCCTGATTGTCTTTACTGAGTACAGTAAGTACTGTTTGGTAAACTAAGTCTATCATTATTTAATTTTTTTACAAAGTTAATCTATTTTATTATAGTATGCAAATAAAAAACCCTCATATTTTAGTATGAGGGTTTGATTTTATTTGTATGCTTTAGCTTCTTTTAATAATCTCATCTAAGATAAGCATTCCCTCATCTGTTGATAAGTAATCAGAGAAATGGTCAACTGGTTTGATACCTAATGGAACATTGATTATGACTGATTTATCATTAGCCCACATCACCGTTCTGTTGTTAGGTGCTACCAAGATAACTCCTTCACTAATCGCTCTTAAAGTAAGGTATTTTCTGTTAACTGATTCATCATCGAAAATGTTAACGTTACCTTTATTGTCTACAAATCGGTAAGGATTTTCATCTACAAATTTGTAAATCTCTCTTTTCATTTCTGACTTACTCATGTCACGTACTGCTGCAACACTTCCTTTCAATACAGCTGTTAGACTTTCAAGAGCATAAATTCCATCTTTCTCTTTTTCTTTGTCTCTAATAGCTTGTTTTATATCTAGCACTAACTCTTCTTTTACGATGTCATTTTGTGCTTCTTTTTCATCATTAACTTCCTCAAATAATCCTCCACCATTGATAGCGTTATCAGGGTGAGCATCAAGAAATCTTTGTGTTTGAATCTCAGTTGGTTTTGTTTCCAAATAACCTGATTCAAAAATAAGTGGGACTACTATTGCGTAATCACTTTGTTCATCTTGAAATATTGATTTTTCATTAGGGCAGTGTTTAATTGCTCGGTTGTAACCAACTGTTTCATCATAGACTAACAAATCACCTTTTCTCCCTACTTTTAACATGAAAGCCATTCCAGCTCTATCATTAAGCAACCTGTAGGATTTTGCTTTTAATTCTGATTTTTGTTTAATCGCTTTTTGTGCAGGTTTCCCTACTACTTTTTTAACTTCGTCCATTTCTATTTATAATTTAATTAAAATAAGAGGGGCTTTTACACCCCTCTCTATATTTTTGTTATTAGTTTCCTTCAAATAACATGAAGTTGTTTGCACCTGCTAAACAAAGACCTCTTTCTGAAAGTCTGTTAACTTTCATTTTATCATTGTCATCAGTATGAACTCCACCAACAGAACCTGTTACCCAAGTTTTGTATTTACGGTTTTCATTAGCTGTAGCTCTATACTTAACGTGTAAGTAAGGAGTTGCTACTTTATCACCGTCCATACCTTCACCTTCGTAAACTTCTTTAGTTCCTACTGGTACTAATAGACCTCTTGTTTTAACTGCACCATCAACTGCACCTAACAATGTTGGGTCGTTTAATAGTTTCCAGTCAGTTTTGAAGAATGAATAACTTCCTCTAACGAATCCACGGAAACCTAAGTTTACAGCCATGTCTTTATCGTTATCGAACATACCGTAAGAAACTCCACCACCGTAACCAGCGTTTAATTCTCCTAGTAAGTTATCAATTCCTAATGATTGGTCACGGTCACAGTAGAACATGTAAGAATCTAATTTACCTTGTGCATCAAATCTTTTTAAGATTGTATCCCACTCTGGTAATGTGTCAGCAATACCTTGGAAAGTATTACCTCTGATTCCGATTGATTCAAATGCACCTTCTGTACCTTTAAGAGATATTGTAGCAGCGGCTGCGCCTAACTCTGCTGATTGACCTAACATTGCTGCTAATTCAAATGTATCCTCAAATCTACGTCTTGAATCTGTTTCTGATTCCATGAACCATAAATAACCACCGTTAGATGTTTTTACCCATCCGATTTGAGATGCTTCTGAACCAGAAACTTCATAGTTATCTTTCATGATAACTGGGTTATTTTTCAAGATTGTGAAGTCTGTTTCAAGACTACCTTGCATACCTGCTGTACCTTTACGGAACTCTGAACCGAAAGCAAAAACTGTTAAGTTTGTTGTTCCTAATGCAGTGAATCCAGCTGTTTTGTAAGCAGCTAATGTAAATGTATCAGTGTCGATTGCTGTAACAACCCCAATTCTTTTTGCTGAACTATCAGAAACGTGTACTAATTCATTCAATCTAAAGTTGTGACCAGCTTTAGTGAATACGTTACCTGACCTTGCTACGTCTTTGTACACTGTGTGTAAACGACCTTTCTCTGTCCAAATCCATTGGTCAGATGCTACTGGTTTCTCCGCATCCATGATACGAAGCATACCGTTCACAGATTGTGAACCATAAATATTAACCAACTCATCATATGTATCTGGAGCATATTGACTTGTATAGTCAAAAAGCGAGATGTAATTTGTTGGAAGCTGCGCCTTAACCGCTGATGGTTGTAAAGCTGGAGCTGGTGTTGCGTTTAATGCCATTGTATAATTGTTTTAAAAATTCTTGTTTATTATTTTTGTTTTGACCTTCCAAATTTAGCTCTTGTACCAGTACCGATAATCTTATCTAGTCCTTCGATAACAATTCCTTTGTTATCCCCGTCTGGTTGTGCTGAATTATTGCTTGTTCTGTCTATTGTGATGTTGTTAGCATCCTTGATTAATTCGTCTGCGCCTGATGCTTTACCTTGTTGATAAGCGGCTTTAACAATCTTATCAAAGTTTTTTATCTTCAATGCATCTGCTACGACTGCATCGTGATTAAATGAACCGTCTGCGTTTCTCCAGTGTGGCATTTCTTGTAAGAATGATGGTAAATCTTTCTTGTCTTCTGGTGTCATGTTGTACTTAATATCTAAACCTTCGTCTAAATTTATCTCCAACCCAGCCATGCTTTCTACTGATTCAGCAATTCCTTTGTCATAATCTTGTTGTTCTTTAACAACTTTTTCATAACTCTCTCTTGCTGATTTTGCAAACTCTACTTCGGTTTTAATCTCTGCTGGAATTTCGTTGTAACCTTCAATAGGTTTACCTAATTCTAATTTTAAATCTTCTAAAACTTTACCTTCATTGGTGATGAGTTTCTTTAAGTTTAATGTTTTGACTTCAATATCTTCTTCTAAATCAGAATCTGATTCAAGATATTGACTTAACTCTAACTCTATTTCTTTCGCATTGAAAGTAGGGTATTTTAAAGTAAGAATCTCTCTTGCTTTATCAATATCCGACATAGTTGAGTAGTCTTTATTATACTTAACCCATTCTTCTACTGGTCTCCCAGTTCTTTTAGACCATTCATCAATCGCTTGTACTTGTGGATTCAGCTGTTTCTCCTCAGTTTTAGTTAATTCGTCTAAACTACCGATTGTACGTCCTAGCCTCTCGCTTAGAACCTCTAATAGTTTTGAATCTTCTATTGTTGTTTGCTCTTGTGAATTTGTATTGTTTGCGGCTGCTGCCTCTGCTGCGACTCTGTCGGCTTCTGCTTGAGCTGTTGCTGCTTCTGTATTTTGTAATTCTGCTTCGGCTGCTAACCTAGCGGCTTCTGCTTCTGCGGCTGCATTTTCTGCATCTTGATTAGTATTTTCACTTAAATCTAAAAATACTTGTTCTTCATTTTCTAATGCCATTTGATATTTTATTTAATTTTATACTGCAAATATAATGAAAAAAATAGAACCCCTTTTTTAGTCGGGGTTCATCTCACTTAATTCCATTGAACCACTTAAATTATCTTCACTGCTTTCAAAATTGATAGCTGGTTGATTGAATTTCTTTTGCTCTGTTTTCTTTGAATCGTTGGTATCTCTGAGGTTTTGAAGGTCAAATTTGTTTTTTTCTTTCATAGAAGTTTCTTCACTTTTTATCTTCATTTCAACTCCCCTAAGTTCCATGTTAAATTGAAACTCTTTATCCATCAGGCTTCCTTTCAATTCTGCTTCTAATTTTAAAGCTCTTTCTTTCAATTCTCCTTCTTTCTCCTTTAAAGCTATTTTACCTTCTATTTCAGATTGTAACTCTTGCATCTTAGCTTCCGCTGCTGCTTGAGTAGATTTTATTTGAGCTTCTGAATTAGCTTGTATTAAATCTCTAGCTTCTTTGGCTTTTTCTTTCGCTCTTTGTTTAGAACGTATTTCTATAACTTTATTAGCTAGTTTTATGTTTTTGATAGAACGAATATCGATAGCATCTGTAAGAGTTATTAGTTCTTTGTTTAGAGCCATTTGAATGTTTTGTTCTAAGTAACCTCTCTCTTGTGCATCTGGTTTTATTTCAACGTTAATACCTAAATCATAAAGTGTGTATTCACTCATTGAGTTTAAGGCTTCAACACCTAATTTACCAATTGCATTTATGTAAACTTCTTTTAAATTACTGTATTTAAAGATGTCTTTTAATCTTATTGATAATCCAGAGGCTAAAGTTTTAGTTATGCTTAAAGCACCGTCTAAAATATGTCTAGTTGCTGTGTTTGAATTTAATGCAAGTTGCTCTTGAACACCTACTGCCATATCTGGTCTAGGGCTACTAGCATCTGCTCCAGCTGGAATACCTATTGCATCCCTTAATAAATTAAGGTAGTGATTGTAAGCATTCATCAATCTATCTAAACCATCAACGATACCATTTTTCAACTCTTTGATTGGTTCTTTACCGTAGTTGTATTCACCTTCTGAGTTTATAGATGTACCTAAAACGTTACCTGTTTCATCATAAATCTTAACTAACTCTAATGGAGTTAAGAAATTACCATCACCTAAATCTACTTCATTCAAACCATCGACATCTATGTAAATACCGTTTGGTCTTGCTTTAGCAATTAATTGTTGTAGTTTGATGTGTATTTGTTGCATCTGGTCTACATATGGTATAATCCTAGCTACTAAACTTTGTGTTCTGTTTTGATATAATTCTGGAGCAAATACAATATAATTAGGCATTGTATTATCTAGCAATCCAGATGGTCTAATCATGTTTTCACATTTCTTGTAATTGTAGATTAAATCTGTACCTAAAACTAAAGAACCTTCATACCAAACGTCAATTACTTTTTTGACCGTTTCAAAACCGTCCTCACCATCTTTCCTTGCGTTAAATGATGAATCTTTCTTAGTCATATTGTAACCACCATTTTTAGTGATTTTCTTTTTATATGTAATAGTGTTGGTTGACTTGAATGTAAAATGTAAAACGTCTACCATCATACCGCTTAAGTCTCCAGAGTTGTTAACATCTGAACCGTTGGTATTACCATGGTAGTTATGCCATTGTTTATTACTTGTACCTAACTTTGTGATTTGTTCATCTGTAAACTTATCATTTGAAACTCTTTTTAATTCATTTACTGTAATCCTTTCAACTTCACCGAAGTAATGTACATCTTTAAAGTTTCTGAATTTAGGGTATGAATAAACTAAATCTGCTGGGTCTACTAATTTAACTTGGATACCTTTAGTTGGGTCGGTTGTGTGCTTAATAGCACCGATACCGATAACTGTAATATCTTCAATTACTTTGTTTTGAATTTCCTCATAATCATTGCAATCTAACGTGAATTTGATAGCCTCTTCTGCTGCAATCTCTATAGATGGTTTATACTTCATATCCATCCATAAATCTACTTCTTCGTTTGATTGTGGTAACTCATCCATATTTGGAGGTGCTATATTAACCCCGAAAGATTTTTCAGCTAACTCGAATATTGGTTTAGAAGCAACTATTGATTGTAAGTATTCTTTTTGTTTGTTTCTTAAATCAGTTGAGTATTTGTCTGTAGCCTCTATTTTTATTTCATAAAGACGTTCAGCCATTTGGTTTGTTATTAGCTTAACAAATTTAGGGACTACTTGTAAAGGTCTCCAGTCATAGTTTGTATAAGAAGTTGCCCCTTTTGAGAGCATTTTCTTATACAAATCAGATGATTGTTCACCTCTACCATACAGTCTTAAAGTATGATATTTTTGTCTTTTATCATAATAACTGCATGAGTTTCCGTTGACTCTGTTAAACCATTCGTATTCTATTGCCTTACCCATTTTAAGTCCGTACTCTTCTGTACCTTTCTCTTCATCTGGGGCTAAGTAATTTGGGAATGATTGATATTTCATATTGTATTAGTTTACTAGCGAACTTATGTCTCCGCTGTTATCATATTGCTGGAACAAATTTATTACTTTTTTTGATTCGGTCTTTTTGGGTTTTGAACGATACTTCTCTTTTCCACAAGCCATTATACATAAACCGCTTGATATTGTTGCATCATAGTCTGTCCTGTTGTCAGGATTAAACCCTAACCAATCTAACAAAGTTTCTTCAAATGGGAAATCTCCAATCTCACCAAGTGGTCTAATTTGTTCTTTTGTGGATTCACCGACATAGTCTTCTATCCAAGAACCTATCGAGTTCATGTGTGAGTCAATCATATCCTTACCAGACATCATTTGACCACCGTACTCTTTCTCATTCTCATTCAATGCTTTTGGACTTCTATCTACACGATTTAATGAGAATCCTCTGTATCCTCTATTTCTAAAGTGACGAAGTAAGTCAATCCTGTTACTCTCTACAAGTATTGGCATTCCGTAGAATCTACAAGCCATAATCGCATCCTCGAAGAATATTGTTTCATCAGCTGGACGAGCTATGTACTCTAAAAAGAATTTATTTGCTGGTGCGCCTCCTTCTGGAGTGTGTAATGTTTTACCGTGAATAGCTCCTTTAGAACCCTTACCATGTGTTGATTTTAATGTAAACGGGTCACATCCTAATGCTCCAACACCTTTGTTTAAAGGGTAATATTTACCATTCATTTCTTTAACACCATTCAACATACCTATTGTACCGTCCGCAGCATTTGGAATCCAAGCTAACTTAAACCTACCTTTTGGATTTGGACACCATTCTACATCACCATCTTGTATCCCATCTTTCCATCTGAAATTACCTACTGTGTATAGATTAGCTTTACCTAAGTTATTATTATGGTCTAATTGCGCATGTATTTTTGTAATGTTGAAAACTGTTTCAGAAGCCTCATCACGCATAGCATGTTCGACTGTTCTTGGCATTGTTCTATATTGCTCATTTAAAGCCTTATCACTAACCATCTTTTGAGATTCCTCAACAGCGATTAAGTATTCTATAGAACCCATTTCAATCAATGCTCCATCAACATTATATGTACCTGCTGGTGGAGTTTCTGTCCAACATTTACCATATTTATCTGTAAACTCCTCCATGTTGTCTTGTGCAGCAAGGAAGTGGAAATATAGTGCTGTAGGTGTTTTACCTGTTTTAGGATTTCTATCTTTAACCTGAGAACCTTTAATTAAGTCAATGAATTGTTGACCACCTTTATTTCTAGCTCCCATGGTAGAACCTAGGAAAGCTGTACCTACTACTTTACCGTTAGGCATCATTGTAGGTCTAATTTGACCAAGGTGAGTAATATAATCCATTGGACGTTCCCATTTTGCAGATTCATCACCTAAGTAACCATTCAACTTAATCGAGTCATAGGAGCTATTTTTAGTAGGTCTATGGTCGATAACTGTGTTTAAATAGTCATCTGTATTAGTGTCTCTCTTTTTCTTGGCATCCTTAGACATGTTTGAAGGTTTAGCAAACTCTATAATTTCTTGTGAGTCCTCTTTACCTTTTACAACTGGTCTAAATATGAATGGTAAGTTTAGGAACATATAGGAGAATTTACCAAATGCTTCTTCAACGTCATCCCCTGTTTTAGAAGTCATACCGTATTTACCATTTTTTGTAGAAGTAGCCATATTTAAGAGGATGGCTAGAATTATGTATGTAAATCCTGTACGTCTTGATTTTAAGAATATTTGTCCTAAACATCTTCTATCGACTATACATGCTTCAAGGTGATAAAACATTTCTAATTGAGCGTAACGGAAAGCCATAAAACCACCGTCATCCTGCATTTTACACCATTGTAAAGCCCAATACATATTACCTGTAAGATAAACTGGTTCACCATTATTCATGAACCAAATTCCTTCTCTACGTCTTCTAAATTCCTCCATAATGTAGTCATGATACATGTCAACATTATCTGGACTTAATCCTTTATGCTCTGGCAGCCTTCTCCAATACTGTTCTTCTTTTGGTAAATCATGAAATAATATCTGTGTTTTATCCTCTGGAACTTTTGGTAGCCATATGTTTAATTCTGATATTGTAATCATTTTACCTTTTGTTGAGAAAGGACAAATTATTACTGCATCATTTTCTTTATCTAACGTTTCTTTGTGATAGTCTTTTTTAGGGTAAATCTCACCCTTAGCAAACTTCTCAGGATAACCAATTTTAAATTCTTTCTCACCGAAGTTAACTTCCCCAGATTCAAGTTGAACTCTAAATTCGTTTATGCTACTATCTAAAGAGAAGATAGCTTCTAATATTAATGGTTTGGCTTTAACAGCCGCTGCGTATTTTTCTTCTTTTAATGAATCGTAATCAATATCTTTTGCTAAAGCTCTTTCTAAATCATCAATTGCTCTATCTCCTGCTTCGATAAGTCTCCTTACATAACCTTCTGATTTTTCTTTTGATGGTGCATTTGGAGAATTAGCCCATCTATGTAGTAACTTTTTAGCAGAACTAAAAGAATCTACTTTTGAGTCCATTGTAGTTTTCATTTTAGAGTCATCTAAAAAGTCTACAACCATCTCACGTTCTAAACCTTTCAAGATGGTTTCTAACGCTGGTTCTATATGTCCGCTTAATCCTCTCATTCTATTTGTGCTAATATGTCATTTATACTCATCTTATATAATAACTCACCATCAATTATAAACTCATATTCTGAGTAGTCGCTGTAAGCTATTTTAAGACCTTTTAATTCAATTAATTCTTTACAAGGGTACTTCATTATACCTTGTAACTTTTTGAAGCCTTTATGCGTGTTTCTAATGTGTTCTGAATCTGATATTAAAAATCCTGATTGTTCTTCTTTAACTTCTTCAATTGGTTTAACAAAACAAAAAGGTGATAGTGAAATCCAATCCGCACCTTCTCTCTTGTACATGAAACACTCAGTTAAGGGTACGAAATATAAATCATTTTCAATATGATAGATACTCTTATTTACATTACCTTTTGAACTACCTTTCATTCTAAAGATATTGTGGTGGCATATTACTTCATCCCCCTCCTTTAAAACAGTGTAATCAGGGGCTGATACTACGGTAGCTTTTCTAGCAATGAAAGAGGCATTATCAACATCTAAATTAGATATTAAATTACCTCTATCATTTTCATACTCTTTATCTACCTTTACTATTATAAAGTTGATTGTCCTCATTATTCAAAATCGATTGCTTTTTCTACCACTACTGGCATGTTTTTAATGTCCTTCCATTCGATGTTTGAACCATCAGGTGTTTTAACAACTATGGTATAACATGTTGAATCATCCTCTATAAATGTCTCTATAGATTTTATTTCACAAAGTTGACCATTTAATTTTTGTGGTTTACCTACTTGGTAATGTAATGCTCCGTCTGGGTAGTTTGAACCTACGGAAATTTTTCTAATTGTATTCATGATTTTTTATAATTTATTACTGCAAATTTAATGAATATTGTGATGTGATTGTTTTAAACGAAAAAACCACTCTTAATGAGTGGTTGTTTTTTAATTGTAGAAGTAGACTTCAAAAGGGAAATTAGTTAAAATTTGAGAATCTTCATCTGAAAAAGATAAAATTATGTTTACTTCATTTGCTAATTTCTCAAGTCTATATGTTTGAATTACGTCATCATAACCTGATGAATCTTGTTTGTATTGTGGAACGTACACTTTATTATTAGGATGACCTGTAATTTTTATAACTGTTGTGTAAGTACCTAAAAGTGCTGTAGCGTTATATTCTATATTCACACCTTCTGGTAATGAATCAGGGCTAAGTTGTGTAGCTGCAACTGAACCATCGTTTGCTTTATTTAAGTTTGCTCTGTATAGAGTATAACCTATTACTTGTGGTACTAATTTTAAAAGTACTACATTTTGTTCATCATTGTACTCAAAAATTAACTTATCTAATTCAGCAACAATTGGAACTCCTTCTGCTATAAGTTCGTAACCATTCTCTATACCTTCTTCTGATTCATTACCAAACTTTTGTACTATTGCATTATCAATAGTGGCAATGATGCTTCTTATAGGGTATTGTTTAGTTTTACCTGCATTGTTTTTATCACTACCGATTAAAGTTTCATCTAAATCTATCAGTGTATCTGGTGGATATAATGTATCATTGTTTATTCTTCCCATTTTATTTTTCTTTAGTCCAAAATGTTAATATGTCTTTTTTAAGTGTAATCATAACATTTTGGTTCGTGTTATAATTGACATCTAATGTGTAACCTGATTTATTCTTGAATCCTATCGTAGCTCCTACACTTGGTTTCATGTTTAATAAATCGGTTGATGCTTGTAGAGAACCTCCAGCAGATATTATAAAACTAGGTTTTGTTCTAATTATTGTAGTGTTTGTAATTATCTTCTCTTTGTACTCTATCTCTCTTTCTGGTATGAAAAATTCTACTTTTTGATTTGTCATAGAGCCAGTGACTGTATTTTTAACAGTGACTGTAACTTTATCATCTTTATCATATTTGTAAACATTTTCATACTCTTTTACCTGTATTGCTTTCTTGTATTCCTTGAGCTTATCGTTTTCAGATTTCAACTCATTGTATTTGTTCAGTAAGTTCCTATCGTAAACAATTACACCGTCTTTCGGTTTTGGATTTTTAGTTTCAAAACTACCTTTTATTTCTGGTACTTTAATTGTCTTTGTGACATAAATTGTATCAGTTTTAGTCTTAGTTCCTACACTAGGTTCATTAGAACAGGATTTTGATGAGAAGTATAATATGGATAATCCCACCACTAATACAGATATTACTGTTTTTATTTTATTTTTAATATTTTCTGTCATTTTATTTGTATTTTAAGAATGCAACTTTTAATTTTTTATCGTAGTTATTTTTAGCATATTGTGCGCCATTATAACCTCTAGCAAATCCAGCCCAATCTTCGTTAATTAATTCATCATCTAATTTACTGTTTGTGATGTAATTGATGAATAATTCTAATTGTTCATCTTCACTGTCCATCATTCTATTTACGAACTCTTGAATAGTTTTACATCCACAGGCTTTATAGTTGAATCCCATTATTTGAAATAAACCCCAAGAAGCTGACATTAATGCTGCCTCCCTGTTTATTTTAACTGCTTTGTCTAACCTATCTGGTTGAGATTCTACTGAACCATAAGGTTTTGTTTTCCAGACAGGGTAGCAAATATCTGATACCACTGGTGTTATTCCTTTATTTCTAAGTTGCTTCCAGAAGATGTGTGGTTCAAATAATATTTTAGGGAATCCTGTTTTTAGGAATCCACTACCTCTACTCTCCACTTCTGTAACAGCTTTTATTGCTGCAACCTTACACCCAATGCGTAAGGCTGATTCTTTGAATTGTTGTTCTGTTATCATTCGTTAACCTCCCCTTTTACTTTTCTAAATACTTTCCAGATGCTATCTGCTATTGTTGATACTTTACCAATAATATCAAAACCTGCTCTTTTTAAGTTTTCAAATATAGAGCTATATGCTTCAATAGCTATACATGCTCCAATTGTTATCTCAGTTAATGTTAATGTTTTTGTCTTTAAATACGAAAAATTAAAAGTCTTATTGAAGAATAAACTATCAACTGTGTAGATTAGTAAGATTACCAAAGTGTAACCTATTAACTTCACCACTGATGACCTCATTTTCTTACTCTCTAATATGAAACCTGTATCTGGTCTTACTGCTGTACCATTTTTAACTTCTATATAAGAAGCTAACACACCAGTTAAAAAGTCAACTGTGTATGCAATAAAGAAGATGGTAAGTAATACTTGAAGTGTTGTAAATGTAGATAATAGTACTGTCAAAGACAATAGTATTCTACCTCCCCAAGTTTGAAATAGGAGTAAAAGTTTCATAAATAAGTGCTTAAATATTTCGTAATAGACACTAAAATCTTTCATAGTGTTTGTTTAATTATTATCTTTGCAAAGATAAACTAAAAAGTAAAACATTAATTATGGGAGATAGTACCAAGTATTACCAAACGAATCCAGAAGCTCGTAAGAAAAAAGCTGCAACGGATAAGAAGATAAACGCAAGACCTGCACAAGTTAAAAAAAGAACTGAATCAAATGCTAAAAGAGCAGAAGCAAAAAAGAAAGGTCAGAATATCCAAGGGAAGGATTATGACCATTCTGTTAATCGATTTGTGAAGTCATCAGTGAACAGAGGTAGAGCTGGTGAAGGAGGTCGTAAAAAGAAATAAAATGGAAACAAATTTAATTAAATTAAAAAAATCAGAAGAGGTTAGTACCAAACTTCAAAACAGAACTAAAAACAAAGCTAAAGAATTTAATGAGGTCATTTTTAAAAGAGTGGGTAGAGTTAAGAAACCTACAAAGACTTTTCATCAGAATTTATCTTATGACTTTCTACAATACATCAGGATTATCTTTAAATGGGCTTGTAGCAATTATGAAATTAGTAGACCACATCTTGAATTATTGTTAGGGATATATCCGCTGGGTGTTTTCAAGAAAGCAGAATTTGAGATATTTTGTAGAACCATTGATATGAACTCTAAAAGGTTATTTACTACAATGGTCGAAGATGGTTGGATTAAATTATGGAGACCTTACAAAAGAGGTCAATCAGCTTTGTATTGTTTAACTACAAAAGGTAAAGTGATGTGTGGTAAGATTCATAAAATGTGTTTAGGTGAATCTAAAATACCTGAGTATAAATATGGTAATGCTTTGATGACTTCTGGTAAAGCAGTTGATAAGTTCTATATGGAAGCTATTAAGAAAATGAATCAAAGGAAAATAGAGGATGCTAAGGATGTCGTAGATGAAGAATAATAAAAAACCCCGTTGGAGAAATCCTTCGGGGTTTTGTTTTATACTCTAACAAATGTATAAACTATAGATGAGTTAGAATTTGCACCATCACCTCTATTTGCTAGAGCGTGGCTAATTACTGTATTTGGGTTTAATGTTGGTTGAGTTCCAACGTCAAAAGTTATAGTTATAGGTGTTATTGCTTCTGCTTTGACTGCTCCTATTTGTGGTCTACTTGATAATATGATTTGTTCATTTGTCTTACCTGATAATGTGTTTTCGTGAGTGAAAACACGTAATTCAAAGTCAGCGGAAATACTTCCAGAATTAGTTACTAAAAGCGTTGCTGATTGCAGCTTGTATTGGTAAGGTGGTAAAACGATACCTATTGTTTGACCTGTTGTTAGAGGGTCGTTACCAATATTTACACTCATTGTATTATTCCATCCTGAACCACTAGGTTGAGTTAAAAAGTTAGTACTTCCACCTGTTAATATCCTATCTCCGTTATAGAACTCAGATGCATCCCAAGTTAGTGTTATTACTTCATTTGGTGTGTTTGATGTACTTTCTGACTTGTCGACCAACAAAGCTATATCAGATTGTTGAATGGTTGATAAATCTCCTTTACCTCTACCATTTAGTGTATATATTTGATATTTCATTAGTCTGTTGTTTTTGTGTATTCTATTGTCAAGTTACCAGATGCAGATGGGTCAAAAGCAATTACTGTCCCTGTACCTAAATTAAGCTCTAAATATTTAATGTAAATGTCATCTACATCAGGCTCGAAAGTAGCTTGTAAATACTTGATAAAAGGAACGTCTATCCTAATGAACTCCGTTACTCTTCTCCCATCGATAGAAGATAAGGATACTTTTTTATCTATAGGAGTATCTACGTTTAAACCTAAAGTTGATGTATTTATAACTGCAACTCCATCAGTTAATGTGAATGGGATTACCTTCCTATAAATTGGCTTACCATCAATCCATTTTCCACCTGTGTTAATTTCATCAGTGGAGTAACTATGCTGTTTATCTGTATAAATCTTTTGAGGGTAATCTAAGTCTGATATTTGTTCAGATAAATCCGTTTCTGCTGTTATCCCTTTAAAATCTGGATTATTAGATGACAACTGAAAAGAGTTATGAGAAAGACTTGTGATAGTTAGTAAATCAAAACCATTAATTATAAGTTGGACATCGGCTGATTGTAGTTTTACCGAATTATAACTCACTTCATCATCATTTAATACTTTAGTTTGAAATGTGTTAAATACTTCTAAATCTCCTGTTATAGGTCTCCCAACTTCTGTACCTGTTAAAGGGATGAAGTTATTAGTATTATCTACTAATAGCTTAATGTCCTCTTGTTGAACAGAGGATAAGTCTCCTTTTCCTCTGTCGTTTAATGTGTATATTTGATACTTCATAATTATAAGCAGAATGAATCAACTACTACGTTAATGTCAGCATCTGGGTAGTAATTTATTGTTAATGGGTCTAAAGAATCTGTTGTTAAGTTTGATAAACTCATCTTACATTGATAGGTATCATAAGTAAAAATGCTGTTGTTTATATTATTTTGGTATATCTTATCTCCTACAACGGGTAAATCTCCAGCTCCATCATGGTACACTGGTATGTTCGTAACACCACTCGCTGAACAAGCATCAACTAAAGAAGATTCAGAAACATAAAATAATTTTCTTGTTGGTTCAGTCACTTTCCAATAAACATTTTGTTTCTCTGTAACCACTCCACCATTATTAGCAATGTAAGTTGCTAAAGCATCTGGAACATCTTCCCATGTATAAGTGTTCATTAAATCTGCCAGAGTTAATGTGTAGTATGTAGGGATGTTGTCTTGGTCTAAACTTGGGGTTGTCCCACCCCCATTAAAATTTATAAGTGGGTTCAAGGCTGCTATAACTTCTGTTATGTCAGTACTAACTACACCGTCTATTTCTATCTCACTTAGTAATGTTGAAGGCATGATAGGTTTATCATTCTCAATATAATCTAAACGTAATTTCAACTTGTCTAAATCTAATCCAGAGTTTGTTTGCTCCATGTCAGTATAGACGATTTTAAATAGACCTTTAGCATAAGGTAGACCATCTAATGTGAATAATTTTGTGTCATCAATAACACTTGTTTCAAAAATTACCATAGTTTTTTGTTTTTATATGTTTATGCAAAGATAATAAAAAAGGTCTAACCAACTTTATTGATTAGACCTTGTTGAAATCATATTGGGAGTCGAACCCAAACCTTTAATTTTGCAGACTAAATGCTTAACCGTCAGCCTTATGATTTGTGGGGCAGGTGAGAATCGAACTCACTCCTCTGGTTTTTCAGACCAACGCTTCTACCAAGTTAGCTTCTCCCCCAGTATAGCCTTAATCAGTTATAAACAATGTTTATAGCCTTTTAAGGTTTTGCACAACCCCAAGGAATCGAACCTTGTCCTACACTTTTGGAGAGTGTTTGGCTGCCATAGCCTGAGAAGTAGTTGCTGCTCCTAATGGACTCGAACCATTATAAACTGATTAACAGTCAGCCGTAATTACCTTTATACGAAAGAGCATTTTGCAGAAAGTAAAGGTCTCGAACCCTATGCGAATAAACGCACCACAATCTTAGCAGGATGTGCTGACACCTAGTCAGTCTACTTTCTATTTGCAGAAGATAGAGAAATCGAATCCCCATCAGGTACTACCCGATGCCATGGGGTTCAAGCCCACTTTGTCACCTTGACGGTATCTTCTATAATCGTATCGAGACTTCTGACGTAAGCAGTGTATATAATACTTACCGAATTAACTCCCTTTATGAGACTCAACGTGGGGAGGTGTGGACTCGAACCACTCCCTTGCGGACGGATTTTACAGACCCGTTGCTAAATCCAATTAGCTTTACTACCCCAAAATGATAAAGCCTCCAATCTTTCGAGAGGAGGCTTAAATTTTCAAACTATAAATAGCTTCACATTAAGACATGTCCTCTCGATAGCCATTCCAGCTATAGAAATTAAACGAGTTATATGTGTTACAATTTTTCATAATTTTGATTTTTAAACCGTTATTAAACAGTTGTTGCAATTTCGATGTTTGGTGCAATTTCATCCAATACGAATGTGTATGCTCCAGTTGCTTTCACTATTGTTGCAGTGAACACAAAAATTTTGTAAGGTGTTTTACCTGTTAAAACTACTTTAGCTGCTGTAATGTCTGTTACCAATGCTGGATTTTTAGCATAAGTTTCTTCAACTTCCCTTACTTTTGCAATAGCCGCTTCAACAGCTTCATAAGTTAAAACTCCTGCGCTTGTACATGAGAATGTAATATCTCTTAATCCTGTTCCGTAAACTCCTGCCATAATATTTTTCCTTTAGTTATTATTTTCAGCAAAGATAATAAAAATTTTACACGATGTTTTTAATTTTACTAATTATCTGATTCATAGGCTTTTTGACAAGCCTTATCACAGAAGTCAGTATCACATGGTTCTCCGCAATACAAGCAGTCATTCTCTTTTTCTTCTGGTGGTGATTCTAGTTTCCAATTATCATAGTCCATAATTTCTAATTAAAGTTTGCACTCTCCTTCTTTCATCAACTAAAGTTTCATCATTAGCCCCCATGTTATAAAGTTCGTCTAACTTATCTTCAATTGATTTTAATTCTTCTAGTAATTCTTTCATAATGCAAATTTAATCTTTTTTCTTATTCATGTCTTCTACTCTCTCACCGACTAAAAATGGTGTACTTGCAACAACTGTATTTAATCTTAATTTTACCTCTAACATTGCTAGAGCTTGTTTGTAAGCTATTGTAGCAATTTTGATGTTATCAGAAGGTGACTGTGGCGGCTTCATGTTAATGTAGGTTAATGCCACCTCTAATGCTATCTTGTCTAGGTACTCTTCATTATCTTTAAGAACTTGCATTGTGTTTGTTATAAATGTGATTTACCATTAATATCTCAGATGGTTTCCAATTGTCTTTAGATAACCTTGTGTCTAAAGTTGGTCGGCTGATTCCGATTTCTAATGATAGTGATACTTTGTTGAATGATTTGAGTAATAGTGAGTTTACTTTACCATTGGTCGTTGTAGTGTCGTAAGTTAAACTATCCATTATTTCCATTTAAAATTTTGAATGTATTGCTCTACTTCATTGATTCTTTTCAATGCTACTTCAACGGATTCTGAACCTTTCGTGTATTCTTTTAGGAAAACCTGAAATGCCGTCTTGATGTCTGGGACATAATGGTTATCAGTATATTCATACAATTCTGTACCACCGTCTTTTTTGTTTCTTGTACGTTCTTCGTGGAATTGTAATATCACACCGTCATCGTAAGTTATTCTCCAATTATCTGTTAGTTTCATTTTTCTTAGTTGTTTAAATTGTTAAAGTACCACACTCTAGCTTTATTTGATATAGCCGAGGTCACTTTTTTAATTTCTAGGTTGTTCTGTTCGATTGTATCTTTTTCTTCCTTTAAAACGTCTGAAATAACCCATCTTAAAAATTCACCAGTATTCTTCTGGGTTGTTTCAATTTGCATTTCTTTCATGTAAGCTAGACCTTGTTCTAAACGATTGGTTGTACAAACGTTATCAACAAAATCGCTGATTTTACTTATTTGCTCAACATCAACTGAATTTAGTGTTTTAACTTTTGATACAGAATGTTTCTCACCTTTTGATTTGAATTTAAGCTCTGGGTTTGTTGTGCATGTGAATACAATACCTTCACCAATTCCAGATACACCAAATGCTTTGGCTACAGGACATTCATTTTCAACTTGAAGAGTCATTTCGATTAGCTTGTTTTGAGATAGCTCTGGGTTGTTGAAATCAATGTCGATTGAGAATGTTTGAAATTGATTAATGTTGTAAATTTCTTGATTGGTGTCTGATACATTCGGTATGTTCACCCATTCATCATCGATTTTAATTGCAAAAACTACAAACATTTTAGGTAATCCTGTGATACCTACACCTTTTTGGATATTACCACCACACCATTCACCGTAAATAGCCATGTAGTCTTTGTATTCAAAATCTGCAAATAACATTGACAAGTCTTTCTGACTCATCTCAGCATAGAATCCAGCGTTATCAGAACCTTCCGATAAAACCCTCTCCCTTGATTGAAACTCTGTTCGACCATCTGCGTATCGCACAATGGCGGCATTAGTCCCGTGGAGCTTTACAGTCCCCTCGAATCTTAATGTTGGGTAGGGTGATGTGTGAGCATAAATTGCATTACCTTCTTCGTCTAACCCTTGGAAATCATGTTGTGTTTTTACTTTGTGAACAATGTTTCTAAATTGTTCAGTACTTGGATATTTTTTCATGTTAAATGTATTTTATTGTTTTACCTTTTAATGACAGCTCCCTGATGTCATGTTCTTGAATTAATTTTTGTATTGTTTTGTCTACAAACTGACCACCCACGAATGAGATATACATTTCAATTGATTTTTGAAACAACTCTGGTTGTAGGTATGTTTTACCTTGTTTAACACGTTCATCTACGTAAAATTCGTACATTATTTGAATAGTGTTGTTTTCGTTTAGGAGATTGATTATTCTTTGTTTGGTCATGTTGTTTTATTAAATCTGTTATACAATCGTTTTGTCTGCACCTCTGAAAACTCATTCCCTTTACTTGTCTTAAATCCCAAAGTGTTTAACTGCTTTGTTATAGCATAGAAACTCTTTTTGGCATCATTTCTGAGCGAAACTATCAACGCACCTGCTTTGATATTATCCGCATCATTTTGAGCCTTTAAAGACCTTGATTTGATACTATTCTCTCTGGCTTCTGGTGAAAGGTTTTTTGGTGTTCCGAGACTTGTTACAACATTACCACTTTTTGACGTATGTGGAATGCCGTTGTCAATCTTAGATTTTATCACTCCAAGTGCTGATTTTGTTCGCTCTGAGATTTTTTTAACCTCATCCTTGGCTATGGAGAATTTTAGTTCTTTCAGCAAGGTGTTGTCGTGTGGTGAGTCACTTTCGATGAATGTTACGTTGAGTTGTTCAAGGCGTAGCATTATTTCTAGTCCACCACGAGATAGACGGTCAAATTTCTTAACAACTAAGATTGCATTAATCTTTGCTGCATGTTCAACTGCTCTCCAGAGATTCTTACGGCTGTTGGACTTACCAGATTCAATGTCGGTATACTCAGCTATTACTTCACCATTGATGGAGGAAACGTAGCGGTTTACATCTTGACGTTGAGATTCGAGTCCTAGACCTGAATCACCTTGTGATTTTGTTGATACACGGTAGTATGCTATGAATGTTTTCATCGTTTTGTGAATAATTTTTTGATGAACGAGATTATTTTCTCGATTCTACGATAATTTGATGTTGAAATGCTCATAATTTGATTTTTTGATTAATATTTTTCATCCTCTGGTAGGAGGTCTTCGATTTCTTTTAAAAATGTGTTGTAATTTTCAGAATCACCGATTCCGTGGAGGAGTGCATATAACACTAAGTATTTGTAAGCCTCTATCAGTAACTTTTCTGGTATTTGAATGGTTTTTATCATATCGGTGTGTGTTTTTCTTAATTATGGTACAAAGATATGACAAATTTTTTACATGTACAAATATTTTTAACTAATTTTTTAAAAATCTCGATGTTAGTATTGAAAATAAGGTATTATTTTTTGACATATCTTTGCACTAATTCTTTTACGGGGGGAAAGGGGGGCTAAATGAAAACATAATATTATGTTATAATTTATAATATGTATTATTAGTTGATACTCTTAATGGTAACACTGTTACACTATATTGGTACTTCAAATTAGTACCTTAATATAAGCCTTATAGAAGATTAAACGTGATTTTTAAATAAAAATCACATCTACACAGTTATGTTTATATATTTGTTTAACTATTATGTCTCTACTTGTGTCAAGAGAATAGATTAAACACTATTATGTTGTGATTAATGTATAAACCTAAGCCTTGTTACACTTAACTATAGCATCGTTTACACATCTATGTTTTAAAGATTCTTATGACATGATTGATAAGAATTATAAATAATATCATAATAATTAAAACTATTATGTACTCGGTGGTCAAAAATAATGGCGTTTTTATTGGGTTTGTTGAAATTTTAAGGGGCTAATGCCTCTTTTTTTCGTTTTTAGTCGTTATTGATTTTATGTTTTGGATGATTTAAGAAGAGATAAATGGTGAAGATGAGTTCTTATACCATAATTGTATTTTCGTGTCTTAAATATGCTCAAAAATAACTCAGGAGACTTGTTGGAGTGTTCAGACACCTGTCCAGATTAAGGTTTATATACGTTTTTTGGGGTCGCCCGTGCAAAAGGAAAACGACTTTTCTCGATGGGGTGGGTTGTGTTTTTGGCGTTTTTGCTGGTTAATTCTCACATTTTTACCTTATTGTACACGCTGTAATATCATAACTATTGCAGGCTTCACACCTTCACACCCTTGATTTATAGACTATTACACACTACAACCCAAAAGTAGTAACGTGTGTTAACTATCCATTTAACACACGTTAGCAATTAATATAATACACATTCAATCCTTGTTTAACTTCACAACCGTACACGTTTACACGCTTCACTTATAAGGATTAATAAACCTAAAAATATATACTATCTATATCGTAATATAGTAATATAGTATGAATCTATATCGTAATATAGCAATATAGATTACTTACATTTTTACACCATTAATAGTAATTATCCTACATTTACACACCTTGTCAATACCAGTAAAACCGTCTTAAATGTTAAAGTTTTGCAAATAATTACTTTTTTGCTTGTTTTGTATTACTCAATACTCCTACTATTGCAGTGTTCAAAACAACGAACAAAACACAAATATAAATTTAACAATATAATATTATGGATAAATTAATCGCATTACACGAATTATTACTAAAAATGAATTTAGACGTCGAAAATCTAACCATTGAGCAAAGTATTGAATTATTGAGAGTCTTAAAAGATACACACAAGGAAATCACAAACTAAAATCAAAATATCATGAATTTACAAAATTATTCATTCGCTGAACTACTTGACATGCAACAAAATGCAATAGATATTGAAGATTTTCAACTATCTAATGATATAGAAGTAGAATTAAATTTACAGTTTGAGCATTCAAACATTAGTAACTATATGAATCGCGATGGCTCAATGGTGTAATAAACCGAAATAGGGTGCAAACCCTATCTATCACTAGCGTTTAAGGTGATACTGATGAGATAACGCAAACGTTCAAATGTTAAAATTATGTTAAAGTCTTGCAAAGTGTTGCACAATCCAAAACTTTAAACTACATTTGCTCCATCAAAATATAACAGTTGAGTTTTACACCAAATGTTAAAATTTTGTTAAAGTTCAAAAATAGTTTGCAAGTCTCAAAACTTTAAACTACATTTGCTACATCAAATAACAACTATTACACGTTCACACATCTACTGAATTAACAAACATACTTCTACAAAGGTTTATAAAATGCTAGTCTAAATTTAAACCTTTCATTTGCCAAGTATTGTAAAGGTTTACATTAAAGACAACAAAAATGGTAATATCGTCCGCTTAATGTATCAAAACCCAACAAAATAGCAACAAATGTTAAAATTATGTTAAAATTCACAAATTAGTTGTGTAAACCAAATAAAGGTTGTACATTTGTCCCAACAAAACAAGTTAACGCTAAAATTCGTAAATCGTTAAAGTTTTGTTAAAATTGAAAAAACATTTGCAGGATTCAAATTTTTAACCTACATTTGCTTCATCAATTACAACGTGCCTCTCAAGTGGCTCTTTTATTAAGATTAAATGTAAATTTATTTACAGTCAAACTTGAGTATCATAACATAGTGCCAGTACGAAAATAGGCGGTCGTAACGCACTCTAAAGAGTAGCCAGTTTAGATTTAGATAACAAAAGTTTCTATTAATCAAGTTTGCAGTGTTGAATTGTAGCGGTACAATTACATTAGCCAGTATTAAAGTTAAATTTTTAGACAAAACGGGTTTTTATTAGTTGAACCTTAAAAATAACTAACCATAATTCGAGGGTATAAATAGGGTTCAAAACCTGCGGTACAATGTTAAAGCCGTCCCACTGATGCTGATTATTGGCGTACTAAGATGCGCACTCCGAAGAGAAAAGCTAAAAGTGGTGAAAAGTACGAATGTTTGAAATAAGACTTGAGAGAGATTTGCAAGATAATCCAACAACCTTATACGTGGTGTAGTCTACCATAGTCGAGATAGATAATGTCGGACGCCTTAAGTGGCTGGAGAAATCTCGGGGTGGTGTGGTCTGTTTAACCATATCATTCAAAACGATGCAAATATGCATACGGACTAAAAACAATATGTTGTCGTGTTAACGGCAACCCTATCAACTGAACGAACAGACTGTTTCTGTCATCGTTGGGAGCGAGACCCAATCGTTCATCTAAAAATAAGGTGTTAAACACAAGGTTTAATAATGGCTGTGTTGCAGTCAGCCTTATTTCTTATATGGAATGTACGTCCGAAGGGTTCGGGCTAACTCAAAGAATTGTGTACACCGATTCTTTGGGTGATGCAGTGTGTGAGGTTGCGAATGGTTACACATTCAATCCCAATATAGGTTCGATACCTTTACATTCCACTACTAATTCTTAAATTTTAAAATTATGTCAAAAGTAAACAATTTACAAGTTACGTTCAATCATTCAGCTAAAACATTCCCAGAAGCATTAGGAATTACAGATGGTGCAAACCATATGTCAAAAGTATCAGCTGATATTTCAACTGATGTAGCTACTGGAAAAGTAGAAAGAGAAAGTCAAGTAGCTGAACTATTGTACAATCAATTGAGTGATGCTGAAATCTTATTAATTGCAGCAAAGTATATCACTAAAACTGTACAAGATTTCCAAAACCAAAACCCACTTGAAGCATTATTACGTGCTGTAAGTAAAAAGTAAAAACGTTTACGGAATAGCATAATGGTAATGCAATAGTGCGAAAGCACTACGTATATCGGTTCGACCCCGATTTCCGTATCAAATAATTATAAACTAAAATCACGACAGCTATGAACAATTCAAGCACAACGGGTTTCAGAATGTGTCCAACTAACACAACCCCAGACGTTAAACCAACGGCTAAATCTGACTATGGTAAAGTATTAACTGACCAGTATGGTAGAACTTACGTTCAAACTGTACATGGTCGAATCTATTAATAGTCATGGCAACATTCACTAAAGAAGTAGCTGAAAGATTTGAAGTAAAATCTAAAACAGAGCCGTATTGTACAGACTTCGTTTGGTACAACCAATACTTAGAATTCACTTATAATATCCCAATGGATAAACTGGATACTATAAATACACCTCAATGGTCACATGTTAAATTGATTGCACCAAATAGTAATGGTATGTTAACCGTAATTGTAGCAGTATTTAACAATGAAATGTTACTTGGTCTTGAATATGCTGTAAAATATCCACTATTAACCATTAAACTTAAAGACTAATGGGAGCATCAAACTTTGCAAGATGTAACACGTCAAAATACTTTGTCGTGTTAACCAACGTAGATGAAAAATTCTCCGAATGTTCTGAATGTGGTAACAAGCATTGGGAGTGGGAAGAAAATTATGTTGAAGAGGGTGATAAAGATTGTCCAGATTGTGACAATAAAGATTGCATCACGCATGGTGAAGAGTCACGTAGTCCCGAAGAGTGGGAAATTAACGACTTCAAATCAAATGTAATAGAATCACTATCACAACTTTCAGAGTATCGTTCTGGCGGTGCTGATGACCCAGACCGTAACTACTACGGACATTGTTTAGGTACATTATATGACTCTAAAGTATTTGGTGATGTAGAAGTAGGTCTTGAAATTAGATGTATGCTCTATTCGGCTTATTATGAAGGTGCAACACTGGATTTTATAGCTGAGGTACAAGTTGACGGCTACGAGCATGATGACAATGTTGACATTGCTTATGCATCAGATATGAATGCTGGAATGGTTACAATCCAAAACCGCAATGCTCAAAAGTATGTTGACAATTTAAAAGTAAAATTAGTCAATAAACTCGAAGAGGTTTACGCACAATTCAGTGATAAATATGACCGCTTAGGTGGTTTCTCTGATGGTACTTCAATTTACACTAAATCTGAATAATCATGAAAGGCAAAACATTAGTAGGCACTGTTACAAACATCCTACACAAACGTGTGACCGAGAAAGAGGCAATGGAATTTGCCTTGAATAACTTTGGTGAACTAGCTTGTCGCATAAGACAAGAGGCAATGGATAGATTAACCAAAAAATAATCACTATCATGGTAAACTATTTCGACCTGCTTAAAAAAGCAAACGACTGCATAGACAGTTGTAAAACCTATCAACAACTAGATAGTTGTAAGAGAATCATGTCAAATCTTGTAAAATCTCACTTAAACGAGTTCACAACTTACAACGGTCGTAGTTCTGATTTACACGAAATGACCAATAAAATAAAAGCTAAAGAGCAAACCCTTTAATTTCAACATCATGAGAACACTACACCAATTGTACAAAATACTTGCAAAAAAAGTTAAAAATAAAGAAGACTTTTTTATTTGTAATCAAATAGGATTCTTACTAGACAATGAAAAGATAACAACAGAAGAAAAAAATCTGTTAATGTTACATTTTCAAAGTCAAATACCGACAGAAAACTTACATCCTGAGTTTTTTAATAATTACTCATTTCAAAAAGGTTCATCAATTTATGGTTCATGGTGGGCATACGGAACACAACCTGAAAAAACCAAGCAACGAAAACTATTCATTAAAAAGATGATTGAAATCACTGCTAAACAAGACTTAATTGACAGACAAGTAAAACTACTTGATGAAACAATGGAGTACTATTCAGCAGACCCAGAGAATAGACGTTGTGAAGGAATACAACCAATATCAGGTGGTAAAATGTGCTTCTATTCACCAGTTAAAGCAAATAAACCTTTATCACAAGGTTGTGCAATAGGTCGATTAGTTTCAAAGAAACTAAAATTAGAACTAGATACAGTAAATCCAAATGGTGTTGGAGTCAACACTATATTTCACTTAATACCATTAAAGCTACAGAAATTAGGGCTTCCATTCTTAATGCAATTACAATCATTTCATGATACAAAGGCTTGGGATGAATCAAGTTTAATTCAACTTACGTACGAAAACTTACGTAATGAAGTGAAACAAGGTGACTATACTAAATTTTAACAAACGGGTTCGGTCTTCGACCTAAAAATCACGAAATTATGAACACAAATCTTACAACATCAGAACTTCAAAAATCACTATCACTTTTTGAGGCGGATTTTACAATCCAACACACAATACTACAACTACATAACAGTAGATTAAAACAATCCTACAAAGATGCAATCCCATTCTCACAACGTCTCAATGACTTCGTAACCAACTGGTTCACCAAACACTGGGATTTATTTGTCTTCACTGACAACGATGATTTTGATGCTGATGACATGGAAGGCACACTAGCTAAACATCGTGAAACCTACCTACGTACTGGTAAAATATACATTTGGACTGGTGCATCTGATAGAACAATCTTTGTTGAACCACGTATCAACCATTACTTTAGAGCATGGCATGATTACATTCATATTACAGAAAATCTTGGTTATGACTTCATTGGTGAAAGTGCCGTGTGTTCAATCCAGATGGCTCAACTACCATTCGATTGGGGTTACGAACGTGCTTTAGTACAAAGTGAAATTGTCGGTCAGGCTTTGTATTACATGAAGTATAACGAGTTTATTGATGACCAACGTGGGTTCACGTTGCAGTACTTAATGGATGGTAAAATCAATTCTAAATTTTAAAAATCACTATCATGGCACACTTAATAATCTCACAAAAAGATGAAATTGCCTACCCAGTAGGTAGAGACATGGCTCAAACCATTGAAATAGTATCTCAAATGGTTGAAAAGTTAAGACAATTATACACCTGTTCAGACCCTATCCAATTTGTTGTTAGGGGTTCATCTGGTGCAATTATATCTGGAATTGCTTCAACAATGATGAGAAGTCACGACCTTAAAATAGTTCACCTTAAAAAAGAAGGTGAATCAAGTCATAGTTCAGGAGCTTCAATCGAGGCAGACAGAAAAGTAATTATCATTGATGACTTAATTGCTTCTGGAGCTACTGTAAACACAATATATTCAGAGGTATCAAAACATAATTTAGAAGTGGATACACTTTGTGTTTCTGGTTCAGTTTATACAAGAAACTTGAACTTCAAACCTAATAACATAATCACTGGTACTATTAAAATTAATTAATCATGAAAAAATATACTGTCCTATCATCATTCTCCCTACTGGAGCGTGTCCTAATCATCGAAGGTGACATCATCTACGCTGAATTAATCCGTAAAATGTACCATGTGTACAGTAAAACAACCAGAAAACGTCTGGGTACAATTAGTGAAAAAGAATTTGAAAAGTTTGTGTAATGGATACCATAGAAAACAATAAATTAATTGCGGAGTTTATAGGACTTAAAAAAGTAAATCATGTCCGAGATGAAGAAGGTGAATACTATGACTTTGAATTAGGTAACAATCTTACTCTAATATTAGAAGAAGAAATTGAAATTGAATCAAATAGAGGCTGGGGACTAGTATCAAAAGATTATGTTTTTTCGAGAGATTTAATTTTCCATTCAGATTGGAACTGGTTAATGGAAGTAGTAGAAAAGATTGAGAGTTTAGGTTTTGAATTTTTTATTGTAGAAAGCAGATGTAAAATAGCACACAATACAGATAAATCTATAGAAGTAGTTTTAAACCTTGAACAAGTTTTTTCAAAAATAAAAACTACTTATAACGCTTGTGTCGAGTTCATCAAATGGTACAACGCTCAACAAAAATAATCACTATCACGTCATGAAAAAATACACTTTCACCTTCATAGGTCGTCAATCTGGTGCAATTGGTAAATGCTATAAAATCACCAAAACAATCTCATCTGTATCATTAAAAGATGCTATTGATGAACTGTACACTGAATATGAGCATATTAGTAACTTAAAACATAAGTAGTTATGTCAAATTTCAATTCAAAAATAGGTGATGTAGTCGCAATAGATGACATTTACCTCAATGATGAAGTCGGTCAACAAGCTGGAGCAACATCCAGAGCAGAAATCTTATCAACACCATCCGACCCAGAAGAGTTAGTGATGGTTGTGTACACGAATGGACTTGTAGATTTTGTTCCACAAGGTATAATCATAAAATTGTAAATAATGAAACCATTAAACACATTAAACAATCATGAACGTGGTCAATTACTATTTGACCTATTCCCTTTACATCGTAGTCCCATCATAGACTTCATTTTAGGTGGTTTTAAGGACTTAAAAGATAATAAAGACCTTAGACGTTCAGAGTGGGAAAATAACCCTCTTATAACGTTCGATTATTGGTTTGCACTTGGTCGTAATTTAGATATAGCCATTAGTAATAATTCAAAAACAATCACTAAAAAGAAAAACGTATTCTGCGACCAACTTTTTAATGGTATGTTTTCATTATTCTCAACATCCGCTATTATTGAATATTCAAAAGGGCAAAACGATAAACAATTCAAACTCTTTGTAGAATTAATGTACGAAACTTAAATCACTATCACATGGGTAAAACTTTAGCCTTACTAATAATGACAATTGTAGCAATGTTGTTAATTTCTCAACTACACATCGCAACTCAATTAAAAATCTTAATAATGTTGATTGTTGTAGTCGTGCTGTTATTATGGCATGATGACTTCGACAACAAAAATTATAGTCTACCATGAAACATTTAACACTTTTACTTTCAGGAGTTATAGTACTCACATTGTTGAGTATCTATAAGTTAGATATGCTGATGTTAATTATAATATCAGGGTTATCTTTTGTAATCATAGCAATTAATGAATGCTACTTTACAAAATCAAAAGTTTATACCAACAAAGAAATTACAATGTTGGGTGATTTAGAAAAAGTCGATGGTGCTTGTAATAATACCATAACTTATCTTTACAGTTACAAAGGTAAACAATACCTTATAACTTATGCAGGTGATTTAGAATTACTTGACCCGAACAAAGAAGCAATAACAATTTAAACATTAAAATCATGGCTAGACCATTAACAAAACAAGGTTTCCTAAAAGCAGTAATGCATGAAATCAAATCATTAAAAAAGAATGCTACTCCAGAGGAGTTAAGTAATTTAAACTTACACACATTAAATCCTCGCAACGCAAACAGATGTATCTACGGTCAAATGACTGGAGATTGTTCCTCATCAAGAGCTAAAGCATTAATGGATACATCTTGTATTAAATGCACAAGGGGAGATGTCCGTGGTGTTAATACATTCAACGATAAAACTTTTGAAGAAATTTCAGATAAAGTAGGTGAAAAGTATTCAAGACAAACTTGGGTAGGTGAAAAGTGTAGAGAATATCGATACCTTTCAGCCCTTGAAGCATACATTTGCATGAAAGA